CTAACCATCCGCCGCGCTCGACTCGGAGCCACAGACGGTCTTGTGGGCATTTTCCCAGGCCAGAATGTCATCCAGGCGGTAAAGAACCCTGCCGTTTTCACCGGCGGGCTTGAAGAACGGCGGGCCGATCTTCTTCATGCGCCAGTGCCGCAGCGTATTGGCGTTGGCCTTCCAGCGCTCGGCCAACTCCGCCGTGGTCAGGAAGGCGGGGCCGGCGCCCCTGTCATTGGCTGCGTTGTTTTTCATGTCGGTCAGTGACATCGTTCAGTTCCTTCGTTCGTTGCTGTCGCTTCCAGTCTTGCTCTGCCTGCTCCGCGCAAAGCGGGCAGGCGTCATCGAGGCCGTTGACGGGCGAGTAGAACCACCCCATCCCCCTACAGGCCTTGCAGCGCTTCGCCATCACACACCGCCCGACTCCTTGAGGGCCTGATAGGTGTCGTAGTCCTCAGCTTCGAGCATCGCCATGTCGCGCTGGTCCAGGCGCCAGGTGCCTTCTCCTTGCGCCCCTGGGAAGGTGAATGTGGCCGCTGGCGTTCGCTTCGCCGTTCGCCTGATTGGGTCGAAGTCGTAGGCGACCGCACCACTCAGGACGGTGCAGAATGACGGCAGGAAATAGCGAGCGAGTTCGGCGCCCTGTTGCTTCAACTGCTCGTCCGTGGCGTTCTTCGGGATCTCGGGCTCCCAGGGCTTTGTGAGTTTTTCGGTCATGCCTTCCACGCCTCGTCCGTGTACTTCGTATCGAAGTATTTGATGCGCCCCGTCTCGCGGCTCACGGCCTCCAGGGTGAGGCAGGGGTGCTCGCCCCACTCGCCCCTGTAGGTGGCAACAACAGGGAGTCCCGTGAGCGTGAGCTGCCCGGATGCGGGGTTGATATGGCGCAATGCCACTAGCTCCAGAAGAATATCGCGGCTTATAAGAAACCGCTGCGCTTTACAGTTGGCGTCCACCGCTTGCCCGCGAACCTCGTAGATCGCAGCTACAATTTCATCCATCGCTCCGCTCCTTCTCCTGTTCTTCCAGAAGCGCCGCCTCGAGTCTCATGTCGGGCTGGGCGTGTGTGGGGCGCGGAAATACGACGGCCGCCATTGCTTTAATCGGTGCTGTGTGGCTGTCGAGGCCCACAAAAAGCGCGATCTTCAGCGCAGCCATCTCCGGCTCATTGATGATCTGCTCGAAATCCAGCGCCATCACGGGGCCTTGCGTGGCCAGCTTTTCCATCGCCTTCGGCCGGTCGTTGACCAGGGATTTTCTGAAGGCGCGCAGGTGGCGCGCCCCTGTCTTGATGCCGTTGAGTTCGCGCAGCATCTTGAGCTGAGACTTGGCCTGCTGGTGCGGGTCGCGGTCCAGCCAGATGGTGCGATAGTCGCCCGACGGGATAAATCGCTCGGCGCGGTGAACGTCGAGGATCTTGACCGCGCGCCCCCTCTGCTTCTGCAGCCAGTAGGGATTGGAGCTGTTGTCGTCCTCGAAGTCCGGCCATTGCCCGGTCATCGGCATTTTGCTCCTGGCCAGCATCTGCATAACCAAGGACGATCCGCAGCGGCCAAAGCCGCAAACGAGTGCGATTGGCTTGTCGGTCATAGCAACCCCTCCGCCCAGACGGTCACTTCCCGCCGTTCCTTGTCTGTGGTCTCCCGCGCCCTTTTGGCGACCCTGCCCTTGATCTCCTGCACGGCATGGTGCAGCGCCGCATCGCGGGTATCGGCGAACTTTCCCCACTTCGGCCCGACTCGGTATCCACCGCCCCAGCCTGACAGGTTGAAATTGGTCGCCCACATCCAGAGACCGTCGCTGTGCTGATGCAGCTCGATCCTGGCCTTGCCCCAGGCGATGCGTGGGTGTGGCAGGCGCAGCGTTTCGTGCGATTCCTCCTGGACCACGTTTCCATAGGGCTCGACGGGCCGGCGAATGGCCGGCGGCACGATCACATCGAAGATAGAGAGTTGTTGCGTCATTACCGCCCTTCCTCCCATGTTGACCATTCCTCGATACCGTTGCCCCGGTCACATGCCTCCAGATCCACGACGGCGCGCAGATCCCGGTGCAGGTGGCGGGGCAGTTGCCGGCAAACCTCATTCAGGCCGGCGGGCGAAATGTCACCCTGCACCACGAAAACAAGGCAGTTCCCGCCATCGAGGCGGCCCGCCAGACGGCGCAGCCAATGGGCCAGCTTGCCCCGGAGTCCGGGTCGGACAGGTGTGTTCATGGTGGCGCGGTAGGCGTATCTGATGCTCATGACCGCACCTCCGGCATTTCATCCCAGGTGCGACCGTCAAGGGTGCGGCCAGCGGCGCGCTTGCCGACCCGCATCTTCGGCGGCGGACATCTGCCGTCAGGCGCGGCTTCCCTGAAAAGCAGGGCGTCAGGGTGCCACTCGCCCCACTGCTTAAAGTGAAAGGCCACGCCGGCCGCCTGGCATTGGTCGCGCAGGGAGCGAGGCCAGTCCGGGTGCATGGGCCGGGCACCAGGGCCGGACTCGCCACCAGCTATGACCCAGTCGAGACATGGCGTATCAGGATGATGATGGATAACGTTGCCCTCACAATTGGGACAGACGTGCCCGAAGTCCTGATGGGCGCAGCGCGAGCAGAACTCACCTCCCGCTGTGCCAATCCAGCCGCAGTGATTGCAGATTTCCTCCTCTGGTGAGCGACCAGATCGCCAGCCGCAATCATCGGCGCACTCATAGCAACCGGGGAGCCAGGGAGTGAGATCAAGCGGCCCCAGCAAGGGCTCCGCACTCACGCCGCGCACGGCTGCTGGCGTGAGCAGCAGGCGAGGAATGCGCTCGTTGACCCTCTGCTGATCCTCTATCGAGACCATCAGCCAGACGTTGTGGAGGGGCCACCATTGCCGACCGGGCGCCACATGGGGCAGGGGGCCAACGACACTCCTGTCAGTGCGCATTGGCTGGACCGCATCAGCGATCCTTCCTAGTGCACGATCCATATACCACTTCATCCTGCCGGCCCGCTTTGTCAGCACCTGGAAGGTGTGCTGTGGCGCCAGAGCCATGACCGCGAAGACCCGGTCGATCCATTCATCGGGCACGTTCTCATGGAACAGATCGCCATGCGCGCAGACGAAGATGTGGCGCGGCTTCTTCCAGCGCAGGGGCTGGTCCAGCCATTGTTCGTTCAGGCGCACCCGGCCGTTCCAGACGGGGCCGGCCTTGCTGTCGTCGGTCAGGCCGGCGCGGCTGGGGTGGTGCTTCATGCGGCCGCCTGCCAGCTTCATGGCGTAGCAATTTGTGCAGCCCGGGCTGACGATGCTGCAGCCCGTCACGGGATTCCACGTCGCATCTGTCCATTCGATCTTGCTTTTGTCGCTCATAACAAGCCCCTCTCAATCCGTGAACGGAAACCGCACCTGGTAGAAGAACCGCCCGTCCCCCAGGTCCTCGAATAGGTAGCTGGACCGGAAGTAATTGCTCATCGAGGGCGCGGCGCGGTTCTCCTGCTGCCATTGCGCGCGCGACAGGTCGCACCTGTGGACATGGGTGCGGCAGATCCGCTCGACCTCATCGGCGGGCTTGTCGCTCGTGATCGCGTATTCGTAATAGCTGTCGCCATAGGCGCGTTTCTGCCCGCTGTGGGTCACTTCATAGGTCACGCCGTCGATTTCTCCGCTCATGCTGCTCTCCTGTCTGTCCTGGTTGAGTCCTGCCGCTCCGCGCCCTACGGCAGGGTCGTATATGTCACCGGGGGTCATGGGCATGGAAAGGGGGCGCCTGCGCGGCCCGGTGTGCCTCAGTACCTCTTGCCGTTCTCCTGGGCGCGGTTCTCCGGCTTGTGGTCCTGGCGCTGCGCGTTGCGGATGCCCTGGTAGGCAGCGCGCTCTATAGGCGTTCCGGGGGCGCTTGTGTCGTGAGCATTCAGGGCACGCAAGATCATCGCAACATGGGCACCATTGGCTCCTTCATAGAGGCCTTCTCTTGTGCTGACGTCCCACCCCTTGATGACTTGCCAGATCGCTTCAAAGCGCGGGTCATTTAGTTCATCGCGCGTAGGGTCTTTTGCGGTTTCGTGGATTCCGGGGTTCGTTTCTATCGGCATTTCTTCCTCCTTGTCTGAGGCCCCGCACAGCACGTTCCCTGACGCGCACATGGGACAGTGGGGCTTGCCGGCGATCTTCATGAAGTCCTCGACAAGCATGGGCAGGTAGGCGACGATCCATTGATGGGAGCAATCGCCGCAATGAACGGTGAAGGGGCGGCGCTCGGTCATGCCGCCTGCTCCATCTTCTGCTCGATTGTCTCGGCAGTGCCGCCCTCGATCCAGTAGCTTTGCCCCAGCTTGGCAGCGGCGAGATCGGGGACGAGGGCCGGCTTGTTGATGGTCAGGCAGACCAGGGCCGGCAGGCCGGCGGCGGACAGCAGCGCCATGAGACCGTTGCGGCCCCGGAAGTCGAGGATATCCGCCTCGTCGATGACCAGCGCGCAGGAGCCGTCGATCTGTGCCAGTGCGGCCTGCATGACGAGACGCGCGCGCCACCTGCCGGACGCGGAGGCTTGCCAGAGCGGTCGTGTGCCGTAGTGCGCCTCCAGGTTCTCGTCCAGGCGCACCACGGGCCACTCGGCTGCATTGGCCAGCTTCTCCATCGCCTCGTTCAGGTGCCCCAGGCCCTTTGCCAGCTTGCGCCGACGCAGGCCTTCGGGCGCCAGAAGCTCGACCAGCTTGTCGTTGCGCTGGATATCGCCGTGCAGCTTGTTTGCCTTCACCCAGCCGTCGAAGGCTTCGAGCTTCTTCCGCGCGGCCGCTTCCTCTGCCTCTGCGTTGGTGACGGCGCTCTCGTCGCGCTCGCCGCCCTGGTTGCGCAATTCCTCCAGCTTCTGCTGGGCTTCCTCGGCCCGCTTGGCGGTGTGTTCCGCGTTGGCGATCTCCTGATTGAGGGCCGAAGCGCGGCTCTTCAGGTTGCCGATTTCACCGTCCAGGTCGGCCCGCTTCTTGCGCACCTCCTTGCTGGCCCCCGCCTTGGCCGTTTCCTCGTTGTGGGGCTTCAGCAGCGTCTCGCCTTTCCAGACGCGCTCGACCACAAGTTCGGCCTCACAGGCGGGACACTTAACCACTTCGTTCTCGCCGCCTTCCTCGGGCGGCAGGGCGGCACGCTCGCCCTCGGCCTCCTGCAGACGGGCCTGGATCTTCTCTAGTTCCTGGCGCAACGGGGCTGGATCGTCAGACCGCGCATCCGCCTCTTCCTGCAGGCGCTTCATTTCGGCTTCCGAGACGGCCTGAGACCCCACGGCCTCCTTCAGGCGTGCGCGGGTCTGCTCCAGATCCCTTTCGAGGTCTTCTCGGCTGGGTTCCTCGGGCAGCCCCTCCGGCTTCCAGTTGCCCGCCTTCTTGGGTCCGTACTTCTCGCCGGTGACGGCCTCCCACTGGCCTTTCAGGGCGGTGCTGTGGGCCTGTGCGTTCTGGTAGGTCTTGTCCCAGGTGGACTCCTTGGAGACGGCCTTCCAGGCCTTCTCGGCTGCTTTCTCGCTGTAGCCGATATCGACCATTGCCGCCGTGAGGTCGGAGATATCCGGCTGGCTGTCGATGTAACCGGCCAGGGCTGCGGCGCGCTCCTTCAGCGGCAAGTCCAGCAGATGGGCCATGCCGACGGCATAGGCACTGGCGCGTGGCGCACCCTCGGCCCCGTCGGTCACTTTGGCCTTGGGCCAGGCCACCGTGCGGGCCAGCTTGCCGTCTTCGATGTGGGCGCTGCCTTCCTCCGCGCCCTGGCGCAGCAGCAGCTTGGCATCCTTCTTGTTGATGCCGGCAACGGGGATGGGGGCGCCGTGCAGGGCCGCACGTGCGGCTTCGGCCAGGCAGGATTTGCCCTGCTCGTTGCGCCCGGCCAAGAGGGCAATCCGGCTCAGGTCGATATCGGCGCGCTCGACGCCGCGATAGTCCCTTATTGAAAGTTTCATGGGTCGTTGCTCCTTATGAGAGGAAGGACAGGCCGTCGTCGCCCGCTTGCGCAGGCTCGGGCTCGGGTTTTTTGGGCGGGGGCGCTGCCGGCGTATCCGCCGCAGGCGTCGCACCAGGCACCTGCCCCTGGATGGCGAAATACACCTCCATGCAGCCCTTCACGTCCGCCAGGGCCGTGTGGGCGTTCTGCAGCGGGCGCCCCATGAAGTGCGCGTAGGCCTCCGCCAGGCTGGCGGTCTTGGTGTGCTTTCGCCCGGTCGCCATCATCTTTTCCGAGGGCGCCGCCTTCACGATCGGTGTGGCGAGGCGCTGGGTGCACTCCGCCTTGCAGGACTTCCAGAAGTCGGCCGCCTCATTGCCCAGGAAGCGCTTGAGCGCGATTCGCATGATCCGGGCGTCAAAGGACTCGTTGTGCGCAATGCGGCAGTGCGCTTGGCGCCACAGGGCGTGCAGGGCGTGCGCCACCTTGTCCTCTGGAATCCCGACCTGCAGGGCATACTCGGTGGTGATGCCGTGGACCTGGGCCGCCTCGTCGGGGATCTCCCACCCGTCCGGGCAGGAGATCAGGTTGAGGCTGGAGACAACCTTGCGGCTTTCCGCCTCGACGAGGGTTGCGGCGGCCTGGACGATATGCGGCTGCCGGGGATCGTTCGATGGCTGATCGAACAGCGGTAGGCCGTTTGTCTCGAAGTCGCAGAAGAACAGAAGCATGATTCAGCCCTCCGCGCTGAACAACGCGCTCGGCACGTCGTCGCCTTCTTCATCCTGGCTGTTCGCCGGCTCCCCCTGGGGCGCCACGTCGCGCTGGTAGTAGCCCTGCAGGACCGAGAAGCCGTCGTTGTCGAAGCGCTCAACAAATTCCTCGGGAACAACCTCGCCGGTCTCCCGGTCCACAACGTCGTCGCCCTCCAGCACGAAGCGTTGCTTCATCCAGTGCGGCGTTATCTCGCCCAGCGCGCGTTCCTCGTCGGTGATGGACGCGCCTCCCTGCTTCGTCTCGGCCTTCTTCGTGTCGCCCGATTTCTTGGCGCCGGACGATCCCTTGGCCTTCTTGGGTGCCGGTGCCTTCTTCTCGGTTTCCGTTTCGGCCTCGGCGGTTTCCGTTTCGGCCTCGGCGGTTGACGTTTCGGCTTCCGGTTCGGGTTTGGTTGCCTCGGGGGCCTTGTCTTCGCCGGCCAGGGCATCCAGCTTGCTCGCGGCCTTGGTCCCTGTGTCCTCGGCCTCGCTGACGATATCGCCGCCCTCGATCACGAGATCGCCATACTGGTCGGTACTGGCATGCTCGCCACGGTCAAAGGCGTCCTCGAAAGCGGCGGCGCGCTGGACCGACATGGGCAGGTAGTTGGCCAGCCGGCGAATGGCGGTCTTGCGGCCCATTTGCGGAAAGTGATCTTCCCAGGGCGAGGATTTCGTATAGCCCTTCTTGAAGGACTTGTAGCCCTCGGAGGCATCGCGGATGCGCTCGACCTGGGCGCGGGTCATGACCTCGAAGACATAGCCGCCGTCCTTGAACTTGGCGTAGGCGTAGAAATGGGTTATCTCGCCGCGCTCGCCCTCGGCGGGGCGGTGGCTCAGGTGTTCCTCCAGGCCGTAGATGTAGTTGAACTCGTCGTTCTCGCAGACCTCATGGGCCTGGATGGAACTGATTTCGCCAGAGTTCCGGGCCAGGGTCAGCAGCCCCTTGTAGCCGGGAATGAACTGGACCTTGCCGTTGAAGGGAACGAGATAGGCCTGGCCCAGCACGCCGTCGGGCTCCAGGCCAAGCTGGGCGCAGGTCACGACGGCGGCGAACAGGCTGGTGCGGTCGCAGTCCAGCAGCTTCGGGGTGTTCTGCACCGCCGTCATGGTGACGCGCACCAAGCGTTCCGGGGTGAGGTGCTTTGGAAGGGCAAGGGCGAGTTGAGGCTTCAGCCTTTCCAGGGCATTGCGTACGGTATCAACCTCTTGCTTGGCGACGTTCTGTGCCATTGGTTACGACTCCTTTTCTGCGGTGATGGAAAACCGCCAGTGCGGCTTGCGCGTGCTGGTCGATTCCGGGACATGGGCGGCCTTGACCGTGTAGCCGCCGGCGATCATCGCCATGCGGGCATTGCCCATGAGAGACTTAATTTCAGCCAGGGCGGCCGACTTGCGGCTCTTGCCGCCCTTCTCGATTTCGTGCGCTTCCATATATTCGGCGCAGAGTTCCGGCAGGCGGTTGTTGTTGCGCAGGTCCACCACCTCGTCGCCGTCGCCGTTGTAGAGCGCGGACAGCGCCCCCGCGTCGGCCTGGAAGTCGGGCTTGGGCTCGCGGCCCTCGCGTACGCTCTGCCAGAAATCGGCCACCTCGTCCTCGATGCGCGCGATCATCGTGTCGTGACGCTCGACGCGCATCTTGTGGAGGCTGTTTCCGCCGACGCAGGCAATCAGCCAGCCGTGATCGGCGCCGGGCCGGCACGCCATCTGGTGCTGCACCTGGATGAGGAAGTGCGCCGGCGCGTCCAGCAGGATATCGCCCTCGCTTTCCCATTCGCCCTGGCGGAAGCGCAGGCCGTCCACGTTCTTGATCTCCACCGGGGCGCCGTCCTCGGTCTCCACGTCCAGCGAGCAGCCCATGCCCTTCACGCGCGGATGCGGCAGGTACTCACCCACATTGCGCAGGGGCCATTGCCACTTGTGCTGCGCCCAGGCGGCGATGGCGGGCTCCAGGAAGCGGCCGGCCTCGATGCGCTCCTGGCCGTCCAGGTCGTGGCCCGGAATGTTGCCGGCCTTCTGGTGAAACAGCTCGAATTTCGTGATGTAGGGCGAAACACCGAACAGGGCCGCGCTCTCGCTGGCGCCGATCCAGTTGATCCGCTCACTTATGGGAATGTTGGTCATGGCCGCACCCGTGCCATGCCGAGGCCGTACACCATTGCATCGCTGAGGGCTTCGCCCTCGCGCGCCGTATCAATCAGATCGTCCGCGCCCGCGCCCAGCAGGTAGGCACGAAAGGTTTGTTTCAGCCCCTCGCTGGGTTCGACCCACTCCCGGACGTAGGTGCGCCCGGTCGTAGCGCGCCTGGGGTCGCCCGGCGGCAGGGTCTTGGTGACAAAGACCTCAAGGTCCGCGATCTCCAGGATTTCGGGATCGTCGCCGGACAGGGGCGACCAGCGCGGGCCAGGGGGCAGCGCCACCTTGTAATGGCAGCGCCCCTCGTATTCAGCGGCACAACCACCGCTTTCAATGTGCTCGTAGGTGAAAGTGTGGGTGCCGGTGACAATGCGTTGCTGTGCCATGACAGATACCCTCTCCGATTCCGTGATCGGCAAGGATAGGCACAAAACAAAATGTTACGCAACGAAAAATAACGTCTCAGGGCGAAGAGTGTGAGCGACCGCCTGGCCGCTCTTTTAAAAGGGGTTATTTTTAATCGCGCCTGCTTTGGGCAGCCCCCAGCAAGAGCCAGTCGAGGCTCTTTCCGGTGGTTTGCACAATACACTCCAGGACATCGACCCGAGGGAGGGCGCCGCCGCGTTCATATTTGCGGTAGGTCGCCTCTTCTATGCCGAGATCGCGCGCCAGGTCGGCGGCATCCTCGTAGCCCGCGGCAATTCGCGCCGCCCTCAATCGACGCCCGAAGTCCCGCATCAGGCGGTCTCTCCGTGGCGATTTTGACATTACGATCTTCAATAGATGACGCTCCCTTATACACGCCATTGCTCGCGGAGTCGAAACGAATTGTGATTGCCTGGTCTGCCCCTTATGGGTTATCCCTGATGTAACAAATAGTTCCGTTAAGAGGTGCGAATCCGTGGATATGCAGACTTTCAGTTCCAGCGACAGGAAGCGAGGCCATGCCGCTTTGCTGGACGCCCTGGGCGGCCCCAAGGCGGTTGCGGAAATGATCGCGCAACGTGTGGGCAGCCGGCTGACACCGCAGTGCTGCAGCATGTGGAAGGCGCGCGGTGTGCCCTGGCGCTACCGCATGGTGATCGCAGAGGAAGCCAAGGCGCGCGGCATCACCGTCCCGGATGGGTTTCTGGAGGGTGTTCGATGACAACGGGGCGCAGCGATCTGGTCGATCTGACCGCACAGCTTCACCACCAAACCGAAAAGGCGGTCCTCGTATCCAGCGACGGAGACCGGGAGAACGCCGTCTGGTTGCCCTTGAGCCAGATCGAGGTCGAGGACGGCAAGGATGGCCTGGTGGATATCACCTGTCCTGAATGGCTCGCCCACGAGAAGGGGCTGATCTGATGAGCGGACCTGGACACAACATCAACGCTGGCGGCATTGCCGGCGACCGCCTGCGCAGCTTTATCGAGCGCGTGGAGCGGCTGGAGGAAGAGCGCGCCGCGCTGGATGCCGACAAAAAGGAAGTTTACGCCGAGGCCAAATCCGAGGGCTGGGACACCAAGATCATGAAGAAGCTGATCCAGCGTCGGCGTATGGACCAGTCCGACCGCGAAGAGCAGGACATGCTGCTGGATCTGTACGAGCAAGCCATCCAGGGCGGCGGTGCCAACGCGCATGTGCAGGCGCACGCGCCCGCGCCCGAGGATGCCCCGCCGGCGGATGACAGCGAAGTCGGTTTCCTGGGGGGCGGCTGATATGTCGGGTCGTGGGGGGATCGTCGTCGTTCTGGCTCAGCGCGGGGTGCGGCCTGCCGATATCGCCTGCCAGCTGGGCATGCAGCGGGATACGGTCTATGCCCACCTGCGCAAAGCGCGCCTTGCCGGCATGGATATCCCCCACTTCAAGACAGGGGCGCCGGGGCGCAAGCACGTCAACCTCGCCAGCCTGCCGCCGGAAGCGTCCCAATACTTCGAGGCCGAGGCACGCAAGCGCGGCATGGATCAGAAGACCATCATCAGGCGTCTGCTGATCCTGGTGGCCGAAGACGATCTGGCCGGCGCCCTGCTGGATGACGGGAAGGGGGCGCCATGACGGAATGGTTCTTTGCCCCACTGCAAAGCGGTGCGTATCGGGTTATCTATGTGGATCCACCGTGGAAGTTTTCGTCAGGGCCAAGCCGGAACCCGACGAACCACTACGGCTGCATGCCCCTGCAGGAAATAAAGGATCTTCCGGTAAGGAAGCTTGCCCACCCCGACGGGTGCCGCCTGTTGATGTGGGCGACAATGCCAATGCTGGAAAAGTCATTCGAGGTACTGCGGGCCTGGGGCTTCCGCTACTCAACGGCCAGGGTTTGGGGAAAGTTATGGCCCCGTGAGGATGGTCTCTTTCTCTATCCTGACAGCTTCGCGCGCGGAACCGGGTATGAGGTGGTCGGCAATGCCGAGATCCTGCTTATCGGGAAACGTGGCAGGCCCCAGGGGCTAGGCGGGCACAAGCCCAGCAGTATTATTCTAGGTCGGCGCCGTGAACACAGCCGGAAACCTGACTCCGTGCCACAGGAATACGCCAACCTTCTGGACGGACCGCGCTGTGAGCTGTTTGCGCGCGAGCGCAGGCCTGGGTGGGATGTGTGGGGGAACGATGTTGACAGGTTCGCGGGGGCAGCATCGTGAGACACGAGGATATCGAGACCATGCGCCACATGGCGGCGAAGGGCGCCACCGAGGCGACCATTGCCATGGTCTATGGCCTGAGTGAGCGGCGTGTGCGCGCACTGCTGAAGGCGGATATAGGAACAAAACAGCAGCCGCGTGCTGCTGAGCCGGTAACTGCTGAGAACTGCGCACCTGGGCAGCAGCAGGATAATGGCGCGTCCGACGGGCACGCGTCCGGCGAAAGCCCCGTCACGGAATCCCAAGCGAAACCGGAAGAGGCTGCGAGCGAGAATGGACCGCGCGCCGCTGATGACGCCGGGAGTAGGGCGAGCGGGGGCGCCGGAACCCCCGCACCTCCTGACACGGAGCGTCCCCCACCACCCAAGAGCGCCAAGCGCCTGATGCTGGGGCAGGGGGCCGGCGGCTGGCGCCCCAGGACCTGCCAGTACATCGCAAGCGCCAGCGGGCGGAAGGACACGGACAAGTGCGGCGCCCCCGTCCAGGAGGACAGCGCCTATTGCCCCGAACATCACCAGCGATGCTGGGTCAAGCCAGGGTCGAGGCTGCGATGAAAAAGCGCCAGACCGCCAACCGGATCATCCTGCGCGGCTTCGGGATCGGCGCCTTGCTCGCCCTGGCTGATAGCGCGCTCACGCCATCAACAGATTTCAGCTCTGTCAGCAACCTGGTTCTGACCGGCGTCCTTATGAGCGCGATCATCGCCATCGACAGCATGGAGGGTGGGGGCTGATGCCGGCGTATCGCAGTGAAGCCGAGACAGAGATCCGTGCCGAAGTCGTGGATCACCTGCGCCACCACCGTCCCGAGGCCCGGATTATCCACGAGATAAACGCCGGAAGCTTCGGCAATCGGATTGACGTATTGGCTGTCTCGCCGGCCGAAATCATCGCGGTGGAGATCAAGTCCGCGAAGGACAAGCTGGATCGTTTGTCGGATCAGCTGCACGCCATGAGGCGCGTGTCGCATCAGGCCTACTACGCAGTGCATGAGAAATTTTTGGTCGAGTACAAAACCAATCAGTTCACCGCTCATTACGAGCGGGATGGGGTGTACTACATGCGCGACCTCCCAAAACCGTTCCGTCATGGCCCGGCCTGGATCTATCCCCGCCGGGTACGCTCCGCAAACCGAAGCATGGATAACTTGGCCCGATGGAGGATCGAGAATATGAGGCCGGCCACGTCTCTCCCATCGGGGTCAATCGGGATGCTTTGGCGTGATGAACTCTATGCCCTATGTGGCGAACTTCGCGTGCCGGTCAGGAAACGTGCCAATATGACAGAGATGCAAAATGCCCTGCGCTGGAACTGCACAGGCCGCGACCTGACGCACGGCATTTGCGCCGCCCTCCGCCGCCGCGAGTGCTGCGAGGCCGATCCGGCCGTCACCGAGATGGGGGCGGTAGAGTGATGGCTAAGACGCGGCCCGGCAAGCGCTGGTCACACCAACAGCGCATCGAGGACGGCATCCAGATTGGGTGCGTAGATATCCTGGAACGCTTCGTGCCGAATCCCCAGGAGGGCGGACCTGCCTGGACCGCAATCAACCCGCTACCACACAAGACCAAGGCCGTCGCCGGCAAGAGCAAGGCGATGGGCTTACGCAAAGGCTGGCCGGACCTGCTGATGATCTGGAAGGGCAGGCCGGTACTGTTCGAGTTCAAGCCGCCCCATGTCGGCCTGCCGCCGAAAGAGCAACGCGACAGGCACGACGAGATCACGATGAACGGCGGCGTCGTCTTCATCATTCGCAGCGTCGAGGAATTTATCGAGGCGCTGCACACGATTGGCGTGCCTTGCAGCGCCAGGAACCTGAAAGCGCCCGAGACCGTGGCGCGATAGACAGAGCGCGCGCTGCTGGCCCCAGCGCGCGGGCGGGGTGTCTGGCCGGGTGTCTCTCCGGCCCGGTCCAGCCCCCGCCCATCCAACAGGAGGGAACGATGAAAGTTCGCCGCGTTGACTATTACCCCGATGAATACATAGCCGGTGTGGGCAATGTCCTACGCGCTGACGAGGCAGGTGTTTACTGGATGGTCTGCACGCTCATCATGTCAGAAGGTGGACCCATTCCGTACAACGACAGGCGCCTGGCCGGTCTATGTATGATCCGCCCGTCACAGCTTCGCCGCATCATCGAAAAGCTGGTCGATATGGGTAAGCTGGGCCTCGATGACGGCAACAAACTGTATCAGAAACGTGCGCAAAGTGAGGTCGAACGCGCATCGAAACGTATCCAAAGTGCATCTGAAAACGGGGCGAAAGGTGGGCGACCAAGCCAAAAAACGCAAGAAAATCAAGACAAGGGAAAAGCTATCGGTTTATCGGCAGAAAAACTAACCACCAACCACCAACCACCAACCACCAACCAGACTCCCCCCTATAAGTCCCCCCAGGGGGACGAGGCGGACGACGATGGTGTCGGCTTCCTCGATCAACCGGATGAAGAGCAGGGGGGCGACGCAGCACCGCAAGACCCGAACCCGCCTGACGACGAGCCCGAGCTAGCCAACGAGGCCACCTGGAGCAAGGCCGAGATCGACGCGCTGTTTGAGCGCTTCTGGTCAGCCTGTCCCCGCAAGGTCGGCAAGCAGAAGGCGCGGCAGAAGTTCGGCACGGCGCTGACACGGCACCGGGCCGACCCCGAGGCCGTGATCGCGGCGATGGAGCGCTACGCCGAAAGCCGCCAGGGCGAGGATCCGAAATACACCGTTCACCCGGCGACCTGGCTCAACGAGGGCCGGTGGCAGGACGAGGACCTGCCGGCGACCAGCCAGGAGGCTGGCGGCAAGGTCGATATCTTCCGGGTGGCGACCGAAAACGCGCAACGCATGGAGGATTGGCAATGACCCTACCCGCAGTTATCCCCGAGGAAACCTGCCCCACCGTCCGGCAGCACGCCGGCGATTTGAGCGCCTGGGGCGAACGCATGAAGGAGGGCCGCAAACCGCGCGCCGGCGACCGGCTGCTGCCCCTGGGCGAGCTGCGCCGCGCCGTGGCCGAACTGGAGGGCGCCATGCAGCCGGCGGACAAGGCCGCGGTCGGCAAGTGGACGCGGGCCCTGATCGGCGGCTACCGCGTCACGGACAGCGCGTTTCGCGACGAGAAGCACGCCGAGACCTTCATTCACTCGCTGTCGTTCGACCTGGCCGAGTTCCCGGAGGACATTATCACCCGGACGGTCCATGAGATCCGGCGGATCTGCAAATGGCTGCCGTCCTGCGCCGAGGTCTATCAGCACGCCAAGGCCCTGATGGCCGAGCGCCAGGGCATGCTTCAGGCGGCCAGGGCGCAGATCGCGGAGCACGAACGGCGCCAGGGCGAGCGCCAGCGCCAGCAAGACCGCCTGAAGCCCGAGAACCTTTCACCGGACCAGCAGGCCAAGGTCGAGCGCATGTTTCAGCAGATGAAGGGCGGCATGACGACCGGCGACGGAACAGAAAGTTATGCGTCAGTCGAAAATTTCGAGGCACAGGATGGCAAGTCGGGGGCGTCTGGTGGGGTAACACCGGGCAGGGCGCCCTCGGTCACTCAGCGGCCAATTTTGAGGCTGATCCAGAAGACCACTTTAACACTGAATGGAAAAACGACGTTTCGGGAAAATCGTTGAGGGGGATAAAGAAAGGGCGGCGCCGGATCATCCAGCACCGCCCGAGGGGGAGGATAGTGTCGGGCCATCACGTCAGGCCCAGGAGGTGCGCCATCACGATCCCGAGAAGTGCCATTAGGCCCAGGAAGCGGGCGCAGCCCAGCAGGAAGCTGCGGGGGTCGAGGCTGAGGATTGCGCGGATCATGCCGCGCGCCTTCTGTCCTGGTGGCTCTTTTCCTCGATCCTGGAGATCATATCGGCCACCGTGTTCCATAGCTGGGCAGAGGTTGTGGTGGGGATATCCAGGAAGCGCTCACAGGTGGCGTATCCATCATAGGTCCGCGTGCGGATGATGACGCGCAGGCGGACGCACCAGCCCCTGATCTCCACGCAGCCGGTGCGATTTTCCGCGGATAGCTTCTCCTGGGCGCGCGCCAGGTCCGCCGTGGTCATCAAAGCAGTGTCATCAGTCATCAAATCTGTCCAAACTGTCTCGGAGGGTTGTCGTTCGACGGCACTGGCTGTGGCAGGGTGCGATAGGCAGGGATAAAAAACGCGCACCACCACCACATCCAGAGCCCGGTCTGCCTTGCGGTCGGCGCGCTCATGCCGCACCGCCCGCCAACTGCCTGCGCTTCCGCGCGGCGGTCAACTCGGCCGCCTCATGGGCCGTCAGGCCGGCGCGGTAGAGATCGAGGCCGTAATCCAGGCTGTAGCCGTCCTGGCGCTCGTCGCCATCCAGGCTGTGGCCCAGCAGAAACTCCACCTCGTCGAGCCAGGCGGTCGCTGCCGATATGCCGGCGTCTGCCGATTCCATGAGCGCCAGCGCCATGTGGATGTCGTTGGCGACACCGCCGAAGCGCCTCTGGTACTCGTCGGGCCGGTATTCGAGATAGCTGCGCTTGGTGCCCTCCAGGGCGCGGGTCGCCCTCCTGTGGCCGTCGGCCACGTTGGGTATGTGCTTCAGGGCAAAGCCCAGGTCGCGCGGTCCCTGGCTGCGTCTATTGGTCATCGTCGCTGCTGTCATGGTCCTGATTCTCCTTGTCGATCTGAAGTTCAGCGTGCCGCAGGTATCCTGCGCGCTGGGCGTCGTTGAGCCGCTGCCAGTAATGGCCGGCGGCAAAGGCAAGGCGGGCCGCCCGCGACCGGATGCGGGCGACCTCCTTGCGGCTGCGTTTGCGGTGGTTCAGGCCGGGGCTGCACATGGCTCAGGCGTCCGAGAAATCCGTGCGGCCCTGGTACGGCTCGACGTGGCGCTGGTCTATTCCGGCGGAGTGATAGAGACCGGACGGCCCCAGGCAGAGGACGACGAGGTTCTGACACTCCATGAAGCACCCGCCGCCCGCGTGGCTCGTGGCATCGCTGATGACATAGGGGCACGTCAGCGACTCGCCGTTGGTCATGTCCCGCAGGTCGGGCAGGCGGCGCAAGACCAGCATGGGCTGGCCCGCTTGCGGGAAGTTCTTGGTGTCGTCGCCCCCCTCCTTCCACTGCACGAAGTCGCCCGCCTCGACGTTGTGAGCGTTATCGTAGCTGTGCAGGGTCGCGGCGCGGCGCCGCAGCTCCATCACCACCGCGTCGTTGTCGGGATTGGGTGCCCGCCGGTGCGCCTGGTCGCCCCCGATCTCCTGGAAACCGGCCTTCTTGAGCATGCCCGCGAAATCATCTGCGTTCATCGAAATATCTCCTTATCGGTTGAATAGACCACGGGATCATGGCCCCGATTCGCGTCTCATATCAAGAAAATTCGTAACAAAAAGTTACCCAGGACAGGAACAGGATCACACGCCCGCGCGCGCGCCCGCACGCATGCCTGCGCCCGCACGCGAGAGACCGCACCTCTTCAGTTCTCAGGCGCTTAAAGGGCTTGCCCCGTAACCATCCGTGACGCACAGTAAAGGGGTATCATTGCGCGAAAACCGCGTCACGACAGGGGCATCATCTCGATGGCAGCAGCAACAGGTAAGAAGAAGACAGGACAGGTCATACCGATCTCGGACGCCCTGGCCGCCTCGTCGCTGGAAAGACCGCGGCCGCCCGAGCATCTGACCACCATGCAGGCCATGCTGGGCGAACCGCTTTTCGTGCCAGCCCCCGAACTGACCGCCTGGATCGGCAGGGCCTACCTCCAGGAAGACGGCCCGCTCTACTTCGAGGACCATCTGCACCTCTGCCAGGCCCGCATCGGCGCTCTCTGGACCAATGCCGCCAACGAACGTCAGGGCCGCCGCATCGTCGGACAGGCCGAATTGCCCGCCAACGCGCTCCCGAAAGGCAAATGGGCGCGGGCCCGCGGTGAGCAGCAGCTTCGCGAATGGTTCGGCGATCCGCCTGACTTCCTCCTGACCTTCGATGCGCTCTACGCCACCGATTGCGACGACGCCACCTTTGCCGCCCTGGTCGATCACGAGCTGTGCCACTGCGCCCAGGCCGTCGATCAATACGGGATGCCCCGCTTCAACAAGGAGACCGGCGAACCGATCTGGGGCATGCGCGGTCACGACGTCGAGGAGTTCGTCTCCGTGGTGCGCCGCTTCGGGATCGAGGCTGCCGGGCCAGCCGCCACCGACATGGTGATTGCTGCCGCCCAAAAACCCGAAATCAGCCCGGTCGAACTGGCGCAAGCCTGTGGCACATGTGCGGCGCGAGCGGCCTGAAGGAGGTAGATCGTGGCCAAAAATCGCGGACGTCTCACCGAGATCCAGAAAGTCTTTATCGTCCAGAGACTTGCCTGCTTTGACACGCCATCGGAAGCGGCCAAGGCGTTCAAAGAGGAACACGGCATCGAGATCACGCCCCAGGCCGCCGAGGGCTATGACCCCACGAAGCGCGCCGGCCAGAACCTGTCCAAGCGCCTGCGCGAGACCTTCGAGGCGACCCGCAAGCGCTTTCTCGAGAAGTACGAGAGCGAGGTGCCCGAGGCGAACAAGGCGGTGCGGCTCAAGCACCTGGCGCATGCCGCGCGCGCCTTCAAAGGCCGCAACAACTTCGTGGGCATGGCGAACATGCTGGAGCAGATCGCCAAGGAAACGGGCGGCAGCTTCACGAACCAGCGCCAGCTCACTGGCAAGGATGGCGGGCCGATTGCCTGGGAGGGCGTACCGGACGAGGAACTTGACCAGAAGCTGAACAAGCTGCTGGCCACTATGGCTGGCGGAGGGGGCGGCGAAGACAGCAAGAAGGGCGGCGGCAAGACATCATGAGCGCGGCGCCTGCCCAGCAGTACGATATCAACCGCCTGTCTGCGCGGCAGAAAGCGGAGCTGGCTGCGGTGCTTGCCGAAAAGGAAAACCGCCTGGCGCAGCGGCTTTTTCACGAGATATACCCGGACACTGACACGATCTGGACCGGCCCCTCGATCATGGACGGCCTGGTCGCGCATGGGCAGACGCTCTACGCTCGGCACAAGTACCCGAAGCACATGGAATGGCTGGCCGCCGGCGCGGAGTACCGCGAGCGCTGTGCGATGATGGCGAATCGCTGCATCACGCCCTGGACCTACCTTGAAACGCCGGATGGCGCGGCCCTGAGCGCAGAAGTTTGGACAAAGGCAAATGCGCCTGTGATCTCGCGGGCCGGTGAATTTCTATGTGTCGCTCAAGCGCATGGCGGATATCTGAAGGGCATTGAGCAAGCGTTTCGTGTGGTTCTGGACAGCGGTCAATTCTTTGACTGCTCCCGTAAGCACCGGGTATTGACGCACGCGGGCTGGCTTTCTCTCGACCAGTTAGTGTCGCGCGCAAGTGGTCTGCGTTGCTGGCATAGACGCGAAGATTATCAGGCCAGTTGTGACGTGGGTGGTTATCTTGGTGGTCCACCACTTCACCAGGTTGGAGGTATCGACCTAGCGCCATCTCGGCGACCAGGCGATGCTCGGACACGCGCCCCGCTCCTTTTCGCGCCGACGGATGAAGTGGCGCGTACACTAAGACATATCCATGCTTGTCCAGGCAGCGACCGCCTTGCCAGCCAGGATGATCTACGCCGCTTCGCGGGCCTGTTCGGGCTGCTTTCAGGCCCAGCGACCGCGCAATCTTCTCTACGGATTGACGCCAGCAACCAAGCCGTTGCGCAGCTTGCTCTTGAGTTAACCCCTCATCTTCGAGCAGCCGCCGGACAGCCTCTCGGTCTATGCGCCGGCGATGTGCCCCAGGCTCATGCCCCGATGCCATCCCCCGGCGTATCATGTATGCGGACAATGCAGCGTGCGAGACGCCTATCTGGCGCGCAATGGTGTGACGCCCATATCCCTGGGCAGTCAGTCGAGCAATGGCTTCGTGATGCGGCTCACATGCCGATTTTTTACCCATCAGATCATCCTCAGCTAAAGGGGGGCGATACAATCCAGGCCATCGTCCCGCTTGGTTTGCAGCCAATCATAGACGCTCATGTCCCCGTAACAAATAATTATGTTGCGGGCGGCGTCACACACCACAATTCGGGCAAAACCTTCGGCCTGGGCGGCTACGAGGTCGCCTGTCACCTCACAGGCCTGTACCCGCATTGGTGGGAGGGCCGGCGCTTCGAGCAGCCCGTCTCGGCCTGGGCGGCGGGCGACACCTACGAGACGACGCGCGATATCATCCAGCTCACCCTCCTGGGCGAGATCGCCTATTCGGGCGGCGGTCGCAAAAAGATGGACGGGCGCGGCATCGTCCCCGGCTATCTCCTGGGCACGCCGACCTGGCGCAGCGGTGTCGCCAACCTGGTTGATACCATTCCGGTCCAGCACGCCAGCGGCGGCACATCGCACCTGGCGCTCAAGTCCTACGATCAGGGCCGCAAAGCCTTCCAGGGCACCGGCAAGCACGTCATCTGGCTGGACGAAGAGCCGCCCCTGGACGTTTACAACGAGTGTTTGATCCGCACCGCGACCCTCAACGGCATCACCATGCTCACCTTCACCCCGCTCAGCGGCCTGTCCGAGGTCGTAATGAGCTTCATGCCGGCCAATCAGAGGCCGGATCTCGCAGCCTGAAGAAAGGACACGACATGACCCCCGACACCAAAGACATGCCCGAGCAGGTCAGCGGCCTGCCAAGCGACGTGGATCTCCGCGCCACGGCACTCAGCATGGCGAACAACGAACAATCGACGCCGGAAGACGTGGTGGACCGCGCGACGGTCTATCTGCACTTCCTGCGCGGGGAAACCGAAGGCACCGGCAGCAGATAGGGGCGCGTCCCACTCCTGTGGGCGGACCCGACGGCGCCGCCTACAACGCCACACCTCCCTAACCGCGACGTGCCCCTCAGAAGACCACACGCGCGGGGCTGGGCAAACCGGCGGACGCGGGCAACTATGATAGCCGGAAAGGTGCGGAAGCCGTCATTTCACACAACCGATGGAGCGACCCATGAACCCCAACCTGATGACAGACGACGAACTGGCTGCCGCCCTCGCCGAGGATCGGCCAGGCCCACACGTTACCGCCGAGGCGATGGCGAAGCGCGTCCGGGACGCGCAGTACACGGTCCTGCCGAACAGCACCGTGACCATCTGCAACATCACCCTGGACAACGGCTATTCGGTGCGCGGGGAGTCGGCCTGCGTCGATCCGGCAAACTACGACGCCGACATTGGCCGCAAGATCGCCCACGACGACGCTTTCCGTAAGCTGTGGCCGCTCTTCGGCTTCCTGTTGGCCGAGCAGCGCTACCAGGCGCGGGGCGGCTGATGCCCGAGATCAGCCCGTCCAAGTACCTGGTGCAGGCCGGGTGGCAGGACATTCCGCATCTGGACGAGAAGACAAAGGCCGAGCTTATGGCAGCAACACCGCCCCACCTGCGCGATGCGCGAACGGCTGGCATCCCGTCGCTGGGCGCGGGCGCCATCTATCCCATCCCGCCGAGCGAGATCCTGGTCGATCCCTTTCCGATCCCGCCCTACTTCCCGCGCGTCTATGGCATGGACGTGGGCTGGAACCGCACGGCCGCCGTATGGGGCGCCTGGGACCGGGCGATTGACTGCATCTACCTCTACACCGAGCATTACCGGGGCCAGGCCGAGCCCAGCATTCACGCCTCAGCCATCCGGGCGCGCGGTGAATGGATCCCCGGCGTCATTGATCCGGCGGCACGCGGACGCCAGCAGGGCGACGGCGAACAGCTCCTGGCGCAGTACCGGAACCTGGGGCTCAAGCTGACCGAGGCCGACAACGCGCTGGAGGCGGGCATGTATGCCGTGTGGGAACGATTAAGTACGGGCCGGCTGAAGGTCTTCCGCACGCTCCAGAACTGGCAGGCCGAGTACCGCCTGTATCGGCGCGACGAGAACGGGAAAGTGGTCAAGGAGTTCGATCACCTGATGGACGCCACACGATATCTTGTGCTGTCAGGCCTTTCATGTGCTAAGATTAGGCCCGCAGAGACGCAAATGGCCGTTGGATCGGCCGGCGCAGGGGACCCCACGGCAGGCTATTGACGGGAGCAGACAGTCCTATGGCCGCGATTTCAGGCGTAACAAAAAGTAACGCACTTGAGGACGAGGGCGAAGGCCAGCAGGAGGATGAAGCCGCGCGCGAGCGGCGCTTGCGTGAGAAGCTGACCGCCATCGTCGGGCGTCTGGACAAGGAGGCCGAGGACCGCGTTGGCAAGCGCCAGGAGGTCGAACAGCGCTGGCTTGAGGATCTGCGCCAGTTTCATGGCAAGTACGAGGACAGCGTTCTCAAGAACCTGTCCGAGAACGATAAATCAAAGCTTTACATCAACAAGACGCGCGCCAAGACCAATTCGATGGAGGCGCGGCTGTCGGACATGCTGTTCCCGACCGACGACAAGAATTGGGGTGTGCGGCCCACGCCGGTCCCCGAACTGACGGTCGAGGCCGAGCAGGCCGCACAGAAAGCCGCAGAGGCCAAGCAGCAGGCCGCCGAGGCTCAGCAGCAGGGGCCACAGCCGGCCCAGGAAGGCGCACCTGGGCAGAGTGTCCCTGGTCAAGGCGCCGCCCCAGGCGCGGGCACGCCGCCCCAGGAGCAGATGCAGCAGCGTCTCCAGCAGGAGGCCGACGCGGCCGAAAGCAAGGCGGCGGATCTGCGCCGGCAGATGGAAGAGGCTCGCAAGCGCGCGCGGCACATGGAAGAAGAGATCGACGATCATTTGCGCGAGTGCCAGTACAACATCCAGGCCCGCGACGTGATCCGCGATGCCTGCCAGGCCGGAACCGGGATCATGAAAGGCCCGGTGGTGGGCGGCAGGAAGCGCCGCACCTGGCAGCAGCGCGAGGTGACGGGCGAGTCGGGCCAGACGATGACGGTCCACGAGATGCAGGAGGTCGAGGACCCCAGGCCGCGTTACTGGCGTGTGGATTACTGGAACTTCTTTCCCGACATGGACGCGCGCAACATCGACGACTGCGAGGGCATCTTCGAGCGCCATCTGATGAACCCCAAGGCCCTGCGCAAGCTGGCCCGTGAGCCCGGCTTCTCGGACGATGCGATCCGGCGCTTGCTCAAGGACACGCCGCGCAACTCCATACCGACCTATCTGTCGGACCTGCGCTCGATCACAGGCGCTCACCACGACAACATGAGCGACCGCTATCATGTCTGGGAGTATCACGGCCCGCTTGAGGCCGAGGAGCTGCAGACCCTGGCTCAGGCGCTGGATCAGCCCGAGATCCTGGAGGACATAGGCGAAGACCCCGACCCGCTCCAGGAGATCGAGGTCGTGATTTGGTTCTGTCAGGGCGAGGTGCTGAAGTTCGGCCTGCACCACCTGGACAGCGGCGACCAGATTTATTCGGTCTTCTGCTTGGAGAAGGACGACGCCTCGATCTTCGGTTTCGGCGTGCCCTACCTGATGCGGGACAGCCAGAAGGCCCTCAACGCCGCCTGGCGGACGATGATGGACAACTCCGGCCTGTCCAGTGGGCCGCAGATCATCGTGAACCGGGAGGTCGTGCAGCCGGCCAACGGCAAATGGACGCTTGAGCCCCGGAAGCTCTGGTATCGCGATTCCAGCGGCCCGGCCAATCAGCCGGCGTTCGAGACCTACCACATCAACTCAATGCAGCAGGAAATGGCCAACATCATCGAGCTGGCCAGCCGCAACATTGACGAAGAGACCAGCATGCCCATCATCGCTCAGGGCGAGCAGGGCAGCCATACCACGCAGACCGCCCAGGGTATGTCGATACTCATGAACGCGACCAACGTGGTGTTCCGGCGCATCGTCAAGAACTGGGACGACGACATGACCACGCCGAACATCCGGCGCATCTACGACTTCCTGATGCAGTTCAGCCAGAAGGAGCACATCAAGGGCGATTACGAGGTCGATGCGCGCGGCACCTCGGTCCTGCTGGTGCGCGAGATGCAGTCGGCCAACCTGATGGCCGTCCTGTCCAACTTCTCGGCCCATCCAACGCTGTCGATCTTCTTTAAGCATGGTGGCCTGCCCATGATGCGCCGCCTGATGCAGACCATGATGCTGCCGGCCGACGAGGTGCTGAAAACCGAGGAAGAGCTGGCCCAGGAGGCCGCCGCCGCCGCTGAGCAGCCCGAGGACACAGACCCGAAGATCCTGGAGATCGAGAGCAGGATGAACCTGGCCGAGATGGAGGGGAAAATTAAGCTCGAACTGGCCAACATCGAGCGCGAAACCAAGATGATGGAACTGGCCGCGCAGCAGAACATGACCCTGGAGCAGCTGCGCGCCAAGCTGGCCGAAGGAGAGGCCGAGCGCGCCAGCAAGGAGCGCATCTTCGCCAGCGAAGCCGCAGTCGAGGAACGCCGCGATCTGCGCGGCAGCGACGTTCAGTCGGGGGGCTACCTATGACGCGCCAGGAGATGATAGGCGGCCTGCCGCCGCGCGATCCCTGGGTGATGGTCTGCCAGGGTCCGCCGCGCTGCATCATGACGGACGCCGAGATCGAGGCGGCTGACATTCACTGCCATTGGTGCCGCCGCATCATCCTGCATGACGACGGCAGTGAGACGATCCAGGAGCCAGGCAACGCATGACCCGCCGTCCACACGAGAAGATCGACACTGCCAGCGCGACCTGGGATGGCGTGAAGGAATGGGGCGAGGCCCAGCTTGAGCGCAGCCGCAGCACGCTGGAGGCACCGGGCACATCGCCGATCGACACCGAGTACCAGCGCGGACGTGTGGCGGCGCTGCGCGATTTGCTGGCCCTGCCGCGCCGCAGTGAGCTGGACCAGCCGAACGAGCCGCAGGAGTGACCCCAACCATGATGGAGCCCGTACCGATGGATATGGACGAGAAAGACTGGCAGGCCCAGCACGACCTGGAGACGCTGATCCGGGCCGAGAAGATCAAGCAGGACAAGAAGCGCCTGCAGGCCGCCATGAAGAAGAAACGCGAGCTGTCCAAGGCCCTGGAGGGCATGGGCGACAAGGGCGCAAGCACCAGCAAGAAGGGCAGCTAACGCGCCATGAGCGACATCAACACCAACGATACGTCCGAAGACCTGGCGCCCGAGGATCTTGACCTGATCGACGATTCTCTGGAAGATGCGGGTAAGGACGAGGACGCGCTGTGGAGCGAGTTCGACGAGGCGGAACAGTCCGCTGCGAGTGACGACGCCGGCGAAGGATCGCCACCGCCCGACGAGGGCCGTGCCGAGGATGCCGGGGACGAGTGGAGCGCAGCCGACGCCGAGAGCGCCCAGGACCGCGACAACGACAGCGCCTCCGATAACGGCCAGGCACCCGACGGCAATGCGTCCGGTGAGGCCGAGACTGGCGACACCCAGCAGAACGACACCGAACTGTGGGCGAACGCTACCCCCGAGCAGAGAGCCGCCTTTGAGGCCGCTCAGCAGGAAAAAGAGCGACTGCAGCATCAGCTTCGCAGCAATTCCGGGCGGATTTCCGCCCTGCAGCGACAGCTTAACGAGATCCAGGCCGCGCAAGCCAACCCTCAGCAACAGGCCGCCTCGAGCGAGGCCGCCGGACAGCAGGGACAAGGCGAAGGCCAGGAGGGCGAGGGCCAGGAGGATGGCTTTCTCGCTTCGGAGGACTGGCAATCCTTCCGGGAGGAATACCCGGAGGTGGCCGCTCCCCTCGAAAAGGTTGTCGGCAACCTGCAGGCCGAGATTACCCGGCAGAACAAGGAGCTGTCCGCTATAGGCCAGGAGCGCCGGCAATCGGCCCTCGAAGAGCAAGCGGACCTTCTCAGCGAAGCGCACCCGGACTGGCAGGAAGTCACGTCGAACCAGGCGTTCGTCGATTGGCTGAATGACCAGCCCCGGCATATCCGTGAGGCCGCGTATCGAAACGGCCAGGATATCGTGGATGCAGAGGAAGCCGCCGACGTGGTTGGCCGCTTCAAGGCACAGCAGCAGTCCCAGGGTGGCGGGCCCACACAGCAAGCAGCGCCCCGGTCGAATGGCCAGGGCAGTGGAAACAACAAGCTCGCTGGCAAGCGACAGCGCCAACTGGAATCGGCTTCCGCTACGCGCTCGCGCGGTCCAGGCCCCGCCACCGGCATACCGGAGGACGGCGACCCGGAACAGATATGGAAGCAGTTTGACGAGATGGAGCGGCGAACCAGGGGCTGATCGTCGAAGGCAAGGAACCTGAACCATGACGATGACCCGTTATTCCGACGCAGGGGTGAGCCCCCGCACAAACGTCTATGCCGAGCGGCAGATGCTTCGGCATGCGGCGCCAGTCACCGTGCTGGATAAGTTCGGCCTGACCAAGCCGATGCCCAAGAACAAGACCCAGACCATCAAGTTTCGTCGGCCCAAGGTGTTCACCGCGGCCACGACTCCCCTGGTCGAGGGCGTGACCCCGTCTGCCACGCAGTTTGCCTATGAGGATGTGACCGCATCCCTCAAGCAGTACGGCCAGGTGGTCGAGGTTACGGACGTGATCGAGGACACCCACGAGGATCCGGTTCTCAACGATGCGTCCGAGCAGGCCGGCGAAAACATTGGCCGCACCACAGAAGCCCTGACCTATGGCGTCCTGCGGGCCGGAACCAATGTCCACTACGCCAACGGCACAGGGCGCGGAGACGTGAACACGGCCATCTCGCTGTCCAAGGTGCGGGCCGTCACCCGTGCGCTGAAGGCGCAGAAGGCCATGAAGATCACCAAGATCCTCGATGGCAGCGTCAACTATGCCACCCGCCCGGTCGAGGCGTCCTTCGTGGCGGTCCACCACACCGACCTGGAGGCCGATATCCGCGAGCTTCCGGGCTTCATCCCGGTGGCCGAGTACGGCAACCGCAAGCCGGTCTCCGAATACGAGATCGGCACGGTCGAGGACGTGCGCTTTGTGGCGTCTCCCGACCTGGAGCCCTTCGAGGGCGAGGGCAGCGGCACCCTGAACGGCATGGTCAGCCAGGGCGGCAGCAACGTGGATGTGTACCCCATCCTGATCTTCGGGAAGGAGGCCTACGGCATCGTGCCCCTGCGCGGGCAGGGCGCCGTCTCGCCCACGATCCTGCGCCCAGGCAAGTCCGATAAGTCGGACCCCCTGGGCCAGCGCGGCTATGTCGGCTGGAAGACCTGGCACACGGCCGTCATCCTCAACCAGGTCTGGATGGCCCGCCTCGAAGTCGGCGCGACCGACCTGTAAGCCAACGGACGCGGCGAGGGGCAGGGCGCCTCTCGTCGCGACCGCCGGTGTAACGTTTCATTACGCGAAAGGACCGAGCGATGAACCCCAACATCAAAACGGGCACCGTCGAGGGCACAGGGTCGGCCATCAACGTCGCCCTGGGCTTCCAGCCCGACCATGTGAGGATTTTCAACATCGACGCGACCAACCCGGTCTCCGTCGAGTGGACCTCCGACATGGACGACGGTCACGGTCTCAAGCTGAAGGGCGGGACCGTGGCCTATTCCAAGATCACGTCGAACGGCATCACACCGTATGACGGCGCTGACAATGATGAGGGCTACGGCTTCACCATCGGCGCCGACAGTGACCTGAACGTGAACAACCAGACGCTTGTTTACGTCGCAACGCGCTCCGGCGCAGGCGCGGCTTGATTGGCGCAGTGACCGGGGCCGTCTCGCTTTCTGAGGCGGCCCCGAAGCCCACAACGCCCCTGACGAAAGGGAACCAGAGCAATGGATACCAAGACCAAGGTACAGCACGCCAACATGGCCGCACGTGGCAGCTACGGCGATACAGGCGTGCTTCTGCGCGAGTTCGCGGAGCCCACGGCCCCCGTCGGCCTGCCCAGCTATGCCGTGGCCGATCTGCCCAGCGCCAGCGAGTACGCCAATCATGCTGTGTACTGCAGCGACGGGGCCGCCGGCAGCCCGATCCTGGCCTTCTCAAATGGCACCAACTGGCTGCGCAGCGACACCGGCGCCGCCGTGGCCGTAGTGTAAGGGGGTGCCGTGATGGAGAAGAAATCCCGGAGCGATCTGGAGAAGCTGACGAAGGAGGGCCTTGAGGATTACGCCAAGGCCGCCTTCGAGGTCGATCTGGACCGCCGCAAGACCAAGGCGGATCTCGTGGCCGAGGTCGTGAGCCTCCAGTTGGCGGAGTCCGACGCGACCCGCGCCGCCGATGCCCCTGATCCCGTTTTGTCCAGGGCGGCAGAGAAGGGCAAAACCCGCCTGACGATCCATAGCTGCAACGGCATGGACCCCATCAAACTGGCCGTCAACGGACGTGTCATGGAGTTCCCGCTGAACAAGCCGGTCTCTGTGCCGTCGCACGCCCTGCCGACCCTTGAGGCGGCGGGCGCCAAGTTCACCAAGGAGTGAGCCCATGGAAACCAAGAAGATACCGATTGCAGAGGCGACCGAGCAGCAGCTACGCGACTTCGCGGAGTCCTATCTGGGAATCAGCGTCCCCCACAACACGAAGCTGGAGACGTTGCGCGCCAAGGTGAGCCAGGCCTGGACCAAGGACGAGATCATCGTCGAGGTTGCGGACGCGCACCAGGCCCAGGAAGGCACCCCGCCACCGCCGGCCACGCCCGAGCAGCAGCCGCCGGGCAAGAAGCAGGTCCGCATCCTGATTCAGCGCACCGACGAGCCGGGCGGCGACGAGGCCGTGCCTATCGGCGTCAATGGCCGCGTCATGCTGGTCCCGCGCGGGCAGGAGGTGGATATCCCCGAGGATTACTACCAGGTGCTCAAGAACGCGGTCACGCACCGCTACGAGGCTCTGCCCGACGGGGGAATCAACCCGGAGCCCCGCAAGGTGCCGGCCTATCCCTTCCAGGTGCTGCACGCCTGAGAGCCGGGAGTAAGCGCCCATGACCTTCCTTGAGCTGGCACAGATGGTGGCGCGCGAAAGCGGCACCGTCTCGGGCAACCTGCCGTCCTCCGTCACGAACCAGACCGGGCGCCTGGCGAAGATCGTGCACTGGACGGCGGATGCCTGGCGCCAGATCCAGAACAGCCGGGCCTCCTGGCGGTGGATGCGCGGCGAGTTCGAGGGCACCACCACGGCCGGAACGGCACGTTACACCGGCGCCAGCTTCAATCTGAATCGCTGGGCCGACTGGATCACCGATGCGGACAGCATGACCCTCTATCGGCAATCCGATGGCGTGTCGGACGAGGGGCCGATCCTCTACCTGCCCTGGCAGGACTATCGCCGCGCCTATGACCGGGGCGCGCAGACCAACAACCGCCCGATCCACTACACGATCAGCCCGAGCGGCGAACTGTGCTTCGGGCCGAAGCCGGACGACGCCTATGTGGTGCGCGGCGAGTACCGCAAGAGCCCGCAAAAGCTGGAGAGCGACGGCGACATACCGGAGATGCCCGAGCGCTTCCACGAGGCGATTGCCTGGTACGGCCTGATGCTCCTGGCCGAGCATGACGAGGGGCAGCTTCATATCAGTGTCGCCATGCGCCGCTATCGCATGCTCATGGACGATCTGATGCGCGACCAGCTTCCCGAGGTCAGTATCACCGGGGCGCTTGCCTGATGGCCCGCCCGGGGACCAATACGCAGTTTTTCGCGCTGCGCGGCGGTATGGATGTGGTGACACCGCCGATCCAGGTTCCTGCCGGACGCGCCATTGCAGGGCGCAATTACGAGCCGCACCCGCGCGGCTATCAGCGCATTGATGGTTACGAGCGCTTTGACGGGCATCCCAAGCCGTCCCAGGCGTCCTACTGGACACTGCCGTTCGATGCCGGCAGCACCGAGGTCAAGAAGGGCGACAGCGTGACCGGCGCCACGTCGGGCGCGAGCGGCAAGGCTCTTGTTGATGCCGTCCTCGACAGCGGCAGCTATGCCAGTGGCGATGCGGCGGGGAAACTCGTGCTGACCAATGTAAGCGGCGACTTCCAGGACAACGAGGATCTGGAGGTGTCCAGCACCAAGGTGGCCGAGAGCGCGGGGACAAAGCTCAATCGCGGCGCATTGACGGACAGCCAGGACGCAACCTGGTACAGGGCCGCCATCGAAGACGCGCGCGACCAGATCGCCAAAGTGCCAGGCAGCGGCCCTGTGCGCGGCGTGTGGGTCTATGGCGGAGACACCTACGCCTTCCGGGACAATGCCGCCGGCACGGCCGGCGTGATGCACAGGTCCACGTCGAGCGGGTGGCAGGCGCAGGATCTCGGGCGCGAGCTGGCTTTCGAGGGCGGCGGCCTGGTGAAGATGGAGTACAGTGAAGGCGGGCTTGTCGAGCTGACATTCGAGAGCGGCGGCTTGCGCCGTCTGATCTTCGCCGGCGGCAATAGCGCCATCAGCGTCGGCGATGTGGTCGAGGGCACGATCTCGGGAACCACAGCGACCGTAATGGATGTGGTCATAGACAGCGGCTCCTGGGCGGGCGGAGACGCCTCGGGCCATCTCATCCTGGCCGATCAGGTGGGCACCTTCCAGAGCGAACTCATCAACGCCAACAGCACCCTGGATGTGGCGCGCGTTCCCAAGAACTCGACCGTCAAGGAGATCGAGGTCGGGGACGAGATCACGGGCGCCTCGTCGGGGGCCACGGCCACGGTGCGCAATGTCTCGCTGTCGTCTGGCTCCTGGGGGGAGAGTAACGCCCAGGGCGTGCTGATCCTGACCGACGTATCGGGCAGCTTCTCGACCGAGGACATCGACCTGGGCGACCTGTCGGCAATCGTTACGCTGTCCGAGGCGCCGGAAATCCTGAAAATCGAGGCCGGCCACGAAATCGAGGGCCTGCAGTCCGGTGCCAGAGCGACCGTGCGCAGCGTAACCCTGGACAGCGGCACCTGGGAGCATGGCAGCGCGGCTGGCACGTTGATCCTGACCGATGTAGAGGGGGCCTTCTTCGAAGAATACCTGCAGCGCGGCCCCTACGGTGGGTTGGCGAAAATCGGCGTTCTCCCGACCACGCTGGCCATCGAGGAAGGCGACGTGATCGAGGGCGAAACGTCTGGCGCGACCGCTACGGTTACGCGCGTCGTTGTCGAGAGCGGCGACTGGAGCACGACCGACGCCAAGGGGCGCCTGATCTTCGCCAGCCAGAGCGGCAGCTTCCAGGCCGAGACGATCAAGACCGCGACGGCCGACAGCCTGGCCGAGATAACGGCGGACTCGTCGGCCATAACCCTGCCTGCCGGCGGGCGGTATGACCTGAAGAACCACAACTTCTTCGGCGGCAGCGATACGCGCCGCATGTATGGCTGCCAGGGGCAGGGGCGGGCCTTCGAGTGGGACGGCGCGGTGTTCGTGCCCATCCAGACCGGCATGGGGGCAGACGACAAGCCCACCCGCCTCGAAATCCACAAACAACACCTGTTCCTGGCCTATCGCGGCGGCTCGCTGCAGCACTCAGCCACCGGCAACCCCTACAGATGGGAGGCCAACAGCGGGGCGGGCGAGATCGGTATTGGCGACGAGATCACGGACCTGTTGTCCAACGTGGCCGGCATCCTCTCGATACTCGGACACAACAAGGTCTGTGTGCTTCAGGGCAGTGACAGCCAGAACTGGGACCTGGGCGTCCTCACCGATTCCTCGGGCGGTGTGCCCTGGACGGCACAGATGATCCGCATGCCGACCTATCTGGACAACAACGGCGTGCGCAGCCTGGAGACCACCGAGCAGTTTGGCGACTTCCGGGTCGGCACGCTGACGCAGATGGTCGAGCCCATTTTCCGCTCCAAGCGCCGCAATGGCATCGAGGCGGTGGGCAGCTTGCGGGTGCGCAACAAGGACCAGTACCGGCTGTTTTGGGACGACGGCACCGGCATAACCATCTACTTCGGGCGCGAGAACCCGGAAATCCTGCCTTTCGATCTTGGGTTTGGCGTCACGTGCACAGCCTCGGGGAAGGATGATGACGGGCGTGAACTGCTGTTCATCGGCGATGAAGATGGCTGGGTGTTTGAGCTGGACGCCGGCATGTCTTTCGATGGCGCGGCCATCGACGCCTTCCTGCGCCTGCCGTTCAACCATGTCGGTTCACCGGCCCAGCGCAAGCGGTGGCAGAAAGCGACTGTGGAGATTGATGGCGGGCCGAATACGGAATTGGGCCTGACGGCCGAGTTCGGCTATGCCGACCCCGACCAACCCCCCGGACGGGAGCAGACCTTCGATGTCAGTGGCTCCGGCGGTTTCTGGGGCGAGATGTATTGGGACGAGTTCTATTGGTCGAGCCCAGTGGAAGGCCTGGCCGAGGCCCCGATAGACGGCCTGGGCCGCAACATCTCCCTGACCGTGGTTTCCGACCAAGCCTATGAGGTGCCGCATCTCATGCACGGGCTAACGCTTCACTTCAGCTATCGCGGGATCGTCCGATGAGCAACGACTACTTCACCCACGACAACGAGCTGGACCGCCACACGCTGGGCCGTGCCGAGCAGGTCAATGCGATCTTCCAGCAGATCCAGGGCGGCTTCGACAAACTGCCCACGCCCGCCGATGTGAATCAGGGGCGCATCACCTACCTGCAGGACACCGGCACGACGGACGCCTATGTCGTGACGATGGACCCGGCCATAACGTCCTACGACGAGGGCCTGAACCTCACCATGAAGGCCGCCAACGCCAACACCGGGCCGGCCACCATCAACATCAACGCCCTGGGGCCGAAGGCAATCAAGCGCTACAACGGCGATCCTCTTGAGCCCCAAGATATCCGGGCCGGCATGCCGGTTGATCTTGCCTACAACGGCAATGACTTCCTTATGAAGGGCGCCCACGGCGGCGAGGTGGCCAAGGCGAAGAAGTGGGCGAGCGATACAGGCACGGTGGAGAGTGGACTAAAGGGTGCGCGGGGCTACGCCCAGGATGCTTCCGCCAGCGCCAGCAGTGCGGCGGCCAGCGCCTCCAATGCCGCGACCTCCGAAGGCAATGCCGCGACCTCCGAAGGCAATGCCGCCAGCAGTGCGAGCGCTGCATCGACTTCCGAAGCAAACGCAGCCGCGTCCGAGACCAAGGCGGGGAAGTGGGCCGAAGAAGCTGAGGACACTGAGGTCGAGAGCGGCAAATACTCCGCGAAGCACCATGCGGCGAAAGCCGGAGGCTCCGCATCGGCGGCCGCCACGTCGGAGAGCGGGGCCGCCAGTAGTGCGAGCGCCGCATCCACCTCGGAGACGAACGCCGCGAGCAGCGCCAGCGCAGCAGCGACCTCCGAAAGCAACGCCTCAGACAGCGCGAGCCTGGCCGAGGACTGGGCGACCAGCCTGACGGCGGTATCGGGGGGGCTTAAAGGCGCCCGAGGCTACGCCCAGGACGCCGCCAACTACATCGGGGACGCTCAGGGCGCGATCCGGTGGGACACGGCGCAGAGCCTAACCGCACCGCAACAGCAGCAGGCGCGGGAGAATATCGGGTTTGGCACCCACAAGGGCGCCCCCACACTGATGATCGAGGACAGCTAAATGATTGGCGTACCACGTATTCTGCGCACGAAGCAGGACTTCGAGAATGTGAAAGCCGGCGTGATCTCCGGCGATATCACGGGCCGTCATGCCGCGCGCGCCCTGGCGCACTGGCAAGGGCTTCTAAGCCGGCATCGTTATAGCTTCGACCGGCTACTGTCCGAGGGCGAAAGCCCGGACGGTTCCGAGCCGGACTATCGCGTCATGGAAGATCTGGACGAAGAGACCGGGGACACGATCCGCCGCCAGCTCAAGCGGGAAGAAGATCCCAATGCCCGCATCGTCACGCTGGGCTACAGCGTGAGCGAGGTCGAGGCGGTAATCAGTGACATGGAGGACGCGATCAATGCTGGTTGAACAGGTCATCACGGCCACGGTGCCGGGCTATTTCGAGGCCATGGGCCGCATGGCCAAGGGCACTGGCGATACGCTGGATATCCCGGCCGGTGCGGTCAATATCGGCGGCATATCAAAAGGCTACATGTTCGAGGGTCAGACTGATTGGGACCCCACAGCCGCCGGCAATCACGACGGTACGGTCAGCAGTCTGACGCTTGGCGATGACGTCTATATCTACGCCTGCCAGCCGAGCAGCGGGTCGCCGCCCGAGGCGGTCCTGGTCGCGTCTAAGAATGCCACCTATCCCGATGGCGGCTATGACGAGACGGATAGCCGCAAGATCGGCGGCTTCCATTTCGGCAAGGTCCGCACCATCGCACAGGCCTATAGCAGCGGCGCGACCCTGGCCACGCAGATAGTGCCGAACAGCGTGTGGGACCTAAAGCATCGCCCGACCTGTGACCCCACGGGCATGGTCGAAGTGATCGACGGCAAGCTCTGGGTAGACATTTACCTGGCCTCGGAAGACGGCACGGCCTGGCCCGAGACGGTGCCGCTGTCACGGTATGGCGCCACACCGATGAGCGGCGCCGAGGGCTATGCGAGCGGCCTCGACTATCCGCGGTTGACGCACAAGGCAGGCAAGCGTGTCTGGAGCTATGACGAATTCCTGGTGGCCGCCTATGGCGTGCCGCAGGGTGCAGCCGGTGGTACGTCTCGACACACGACCGGCGATCACAGCGGCTATGGCTTTGACGCGGTTTCGTGTCTCAACGTCGATCAGCCAAGCGGCAATCTCTGGCAGGCGACCAGCCTGTATTTTGACCGCGGCGAGGCCGCGAATGCATGGAACGATACTCTGAATACCGGAAAGGACAGCGCCGTGGCGCACGGGCAGTGGCACGGCGGTCAATTCAGATTCGCTCTCGTCGGCGGCTACTGGGGCCCCGCGGCTGAGGTCGGTGCCCGGTGCGTGACTCTGCGCGACAACCCGTGGAATGTGAGCAGCACCAACGGGCTGCGTGCCGTCTGCGATTCCCTGTGACCTGTCACCTGGAGCCCTGTTTTCATGGAGCCGTTAATCCTGGAGCAGAAGATGAGTGATTTCGCGGATTACCTGTTTCCCGTCGTGGACCGGTTTCCGAAGACGGAGAAGTTCGCACTGGCGACCCAGATCAAGAATGCGGTCTATGACCTGATCCGCCTGACCATCCGCATGCGGAAATCCAGGGACAAGATGAAGTGGCTGTTCGAGATCGATATCGGCCTGGAGCAGCTGCGCTTTTTCATTCGCCACGCCCACCGGCGGCGCTATCTCTCGAATCGGCGGCAGGAGGTGGTTGCCCGCCAAGTCAGCGAAATCGGAAAAATTCTAGGAGGCCTTATCAAGACGAAACAGGGCGCGCGGCCATAGGCGGCAACTGGGGCAACGCGGCTGAGGCCGGTGCCCGGTGCGTGAATCTGAACAACAACCCGTGGAATGTGAACAGCAACAACGGGCTGCGTGCCGTCTGCGACCCCTCGGGGTTCGCGCCAGACAGGTCGGACAAGGCTCCGCCCTGCAGCGATCCGAACAGGAATCGGAGCTGCGCGTCCTCGCCAGAAAGGCGAAATCTCAACAGGCCGGGGCGGCAGGTGTGGCTCCGGTCGCCACAAGGAAAGATGATCGTGTTCGATGAGATGATTGGTTGGGAGCGGATGTTGGAGGCTTGGCGCCTGGCCGCGAAGGGCAAGCGCTACAAGACCGACGTGCTGTGCTTCGGACAGCGCTGGGAAGAAGAGCTGATCGAGCTGCAGCATCTGTTGCTGTGGGATGAATGGCGCCCTCGGCCCATGCGGCGGTTCACGGTCCATCGCCCCAAGACACGCCTGATCGAGGCGCCGGACTTTCGTGATCGCATCGTCCATCATCTGCTCTCCCTGGCGTGCGAGCCGTTGTTCGAGCGGCGGTTCGTCGCACACAGCTTTGCCTGCCGGAAGGGGCGGGGCACCCATGCGGCGCGGGCACACGTGGTGGCGATGCTGCGCCAGGCACAACGGCGCTGGGGTCGGGTCTATGTTCTGCAATGCGACGTGCGGCAGTTCTTCCCGTCCATCGATCACGAGATGCTGCTGTGCCGCATCGGCCGCGTGGTCCAGGATGAGCGCGTGATGCAGATCTGGCGCCGCGCGATCCTGCGCGACGATCAGGCGACGGGCCTGCCCATCGGGGCGCTGACCAGCCAGATGAGCGGGAATGTGTACCTGGACCCGCTGGATCACTGGATCAAGGATGATTTGGGTTGCCCCTACTATGCCCGCTATATGGACGACTTCCTGATCCTGGGCCCGCACAAGGGCCGCCTGCAGGAGCTGCGCACCGCGATTGCGCAGCGCCTGGCCAACGCGGACCGGCTGATGCTGCACCCCAAGAGCCAAGTCTATCCGGCCAGCCAGGGCGTGGACTTCTGTGGATACCGCTCCTGGGCCAGTCACGCCCTGCCACGCAAGCGCAACCTGGTCGCGGCGCGGAAGCGATTGAGGCGCCTGGCCCAAAGGCATGCGGCGGGCGAGATCGGGCCAGAGCGCCTGGAGGCCTCACTGGCCAGCTTCGAGGGCTACACCAAGCACTGCGACGGCGCGCGGACGACAGCCTCGATCCTGGCCGAAGTGGAAGAGACCCTGGGGCAGCCGCTGCACCAGGCGCTCAATCGGAAGGAGGCGGCGTGATGTATATGATCTATTGGCTGTTCATGTGGGCGATTGGCCGCCTGCCCAATCCAGACCGTGAGCGCTTCGCGCACTGCTTCGGTTGGACCGATCCGCGCATGGCCGAACATTGGCAGCGCGCCCGCGATCGCCTGAAGGCCGCCCATCGCTGGCGGGATCTGAAGCAGCTGCCGCACGATGTCGAGAATTTGAGCACGGAATGGACGCGCCTGGATGAGCAGCGCGCCCAGAAGTATTACCGCTCCGTGATCCATATCTTGATACTGCTGATCGTTCTTCTCTCAATACTTTGAGATCGCGCCGTGATGCCCTATACTTAGTGCCGGCTCTTTGTGCCCGGCAGCGTAACAATTCATTACGCGCCCGGCAGGTGCCAGCGGTAGGGCGGCAGGACAGCCCCCCGGTTCCCCCAAATTGCAGATCATCAAGGAGACCGACTGGTGAGTCCGGCGGGAGATTTGGGCGAAATGACGGAACGGCAAATCCTCTATCGGCTCGTGGGCGATGTGGAAGGGCTGAAGAAGGAGGCCGACAACGGGGCCAAGTCGCGCGAAATCACGCGCGAGCAGATGACGGCCCTGCATAAGGACGTTACCGATCTGTCCAGAAAGCTGGACCAGGCCCTGGGGCAGGACGAGCGGCTGAGGGACTGCGAGAAGGGCGTCAGCGACTATCGGAAAACCAAGGCCCGCGTCCTGCATACGATTGTCGGCTTTGGCGTTGGTGCCGGAGGCCTGGGCGGCGCGGTCGCCACGGCCCTGTCGAAATGGCTGGGCGGCGCCGGTGGCGCCTGACGCGGGAAGAGGCAAAGCAAATGGTATATGACCCAAGGACAGGCCGCGTGAACCAGCGCAACGAGAGCGTTTCTCAGCGCGTTACCGGCCTCATGTCGAAAAACAGCCCCATGATGCAGCAGGCCCGCACCCAGGGGCGCCAGGAGGGCAACCGACGCGGCCTGCTCAATTCCTCGATGAGCGCTGGCGCGGCCCACCGCGAGGCCCTGAAACAGGCCGTCCCCATCGCCAGCCAGGAAGCGCAGCAGGCCAGCCAGGCCAACCGCCAGGGCGCACAGCTTGAAAGCCGGGAATACATCTCCCGCATGGATATCGCCGCGCGCGAACGGGAAAAGATGGCGTCTCTGTCAGCCGCCTATGAGAACACCTATTCGCAGATGGTCTCCACGGTGATGAACAATCACAAGATGCCTGCCGACGCGCGCGAGGAATACATCAAGCACGCCGGGCGTGTTCGGGACAGCAACATGGCCCTGCTGGAGCAGATGTATGGCGTTCAGCTTGAGTGGACCACACCAGGCACGCCCGAGTTCCTGCCGCCGGGCGAGGCGCCTCTTGGCAGCGAGGCCAACCCGCGCGTCGGGCAGGTGCGTGAATCCGAGTCTGGGGACGGCAGCCTTGAAGTCTGGAACGGCCAGTCCTGGACCAACCTGCAGACCGGCACCGACAAGACCGGCGGCGGTGGTGGCGGCTATAACTATAGAGATTGGCAGCGCGACCACCGTGATCGCCAGCGGGACATTAGGTGGGGCAAGTAGGCACATATCATGAGCATTCGCCCCGCCAATTTCCGTGACATCCCGGCCATGCTGGAGGTTCTGCGCGATTCCCATGCGCGCAGCATCTACGAGGGCCGCGCCGCGCTGAACGAAAAGGAGTCGAAGGCCCTCTTTGTCCGTTCGATCCAGCGCCACGGCAACAAGAGTGCAGGGGGCACGATCGTCTATGTCTCCGAAAAGGTGGACGGCCTGGTGCATGGCTTCATGATTGGCCACCTAAGTCGCCTCTATCATGTCCTGGACGGCCTGATGGCAACCGATCTGTTCCTGCTGATGAAGCAGAGCGGCGACCCCAGGGATGCCAGCCGCCTGCTGGATGCCCTGATCGAGTGGGGCGAGGCCAATCCCAAGGTGGTCGAGGTGAAATTGGGAATCACCAATGCCGTGGGTGATTTCCGGCGCACCGAGCGCCTGTACCGCCGCAAGGGGCTGGCCCAAAGCGGCATGATGTTTGAAAGGCGCGTGAGATGAAGGAGCCAGTCAAATGAGTGGCGTGGCAGATGCAATCGGCGATGCCTTTGACAGCGTAACTGACGCGATTGGAGATGCTGTCGGAGCCATCGGTGACGCGGTGAGCAGTGTGGGCGACTTCCTGGGCGATATCGGCCTGAAGAAGATACTCCCCTTGGCCCTGGCCGCGGGGGCGGCTGTTTTCACGGGAGGTGCGGCCCTAGGCCTTGCGCCCCTTGCCGGAGGCTGGGGGGCCGCCGTGTCCGGGGCGGTCAGCCAGCTCGGCGCAACCGGAGTTCTCGGAAGCACCCTGACGGGGGCGATCACCCAGGCCGGCTATGGCGCCCTCGTTGGCGGTGCCGTTTCGGCTGTCACCGGCGGCGATATCATGAAGGGCGTCCAGACCGGCGGCTTGGGGGGTGCGATCTCAGGCGGCGTTATGGGTGGCCTCGGCATGGCGACCGACCCCACCTCTTTCTTTGGCATGACCGGGGACAAGGCCGCCGCAGCCAATATCGCCGGGCCGACGGAACTGGCGAACCAGGGGTCGAGCTTTTCAGGCGGTTTTGGGGGCATGATGGATGCCGTCAACGCGGCCAATTCCGGGGCGTTGTCGTCGGCCGGCTCCGCCGCCTCCAGCGGCCTATCCGGGGGCTACGGCGGCATGATGGATGTCGTTTCAGCCGCCTCCGGTTCCGGCAGCAGCGCCGGTGGCGGGGGCGGTGGCCTTCTGTCCAGCATCGCGGGCGAGGGCGGCTGGCTTGAGCGCAACGGCGACCTGGTTGGCGAGGTCGTCAGCGGCGTCGGCAAGGGCCTTATGAGTTCGTCCGAAGAAGACGCCATGAAGGAGCGCATGGAGCTGCGCCGCGAAATGGCCGAGGACGAGCGCAAGTGGATCGAGGGCAACTACCGAGGCGTTGATCCGGGGGCCGGATACAGAACCGCCGCACGCGGCCAGGTCGATGAAAGCCCGGTGGATCGCTGGGACGCCATTGTCCACGGCGGCGGTGAGTACGTCTATGACCGCAAACAAGGCCGCATCGTCTATCAGCCGCGTCAGCAACAGCAGCGCCGGCAGCAGACGCGCACAGCATAAGGGGGCGCAGCAATGGCAAAACGCGGACTCATGGACGGTTCGGCACTGAACCCCGAAGGGCTCCAGTCGGCTGAGGGGCAGCAGCAAGGGGGCGGCGGACGCCCTTCGGGACAGCAGCAGCGGCGGCGCGGCCAGGACCAGCAGGGTCAGGGTCAGGGCCAGCGGCGCGGTCGCAACCCGGATCCGAGCCGCCAGTCCCGCCAGAAGCGGAACGTCTCGCCCGAGATGCAGGCGCAGTACAACCGCTTTGTGGTCAACGGCATGAACCTGATCTACGACGAGCAGGCCATGCCGCAGTTGCTCAACGCCATCGAGGGCGACGGCAACCCGATTGAAGGCCTGGGGCAGACCACGGCCACCGTCACCATGCGCCTGGAGGACAGCGCCGAGGGGCAGGGCAACGAAATTCCCGTGTCGGTCAAGTATCACGGCACCTCGGAACTGCTGTCCCTCATGGTCGAATTGGCGGAGACGGCCGGGATCCACGAGTTCAGCCAGGATGAGATGGAATCGGCCTGGTTCATTGCGCTGGACACCTATCGTGTCACCCGCCAGCAGCAGGGCAAGCTCAACACCGAGGCCCTGGAGCGCGAGTTCCAGGTCATGAAGCAGGCCGACCAGGAAGGGTGGCTTGATGAAATGCTGCCCGGCGTCAAGGAATACGCCGAGAGCGCGCCAAGCCCCGAGCAGTTGCAGCAGATGGCGGCCCAGCAGCAGGGCGGCCAGTCGCCCGAGCAGCTACGCCTTAATGGTGGGCAACAGGCGCGTGCGCGCCGTCAGCAGGCCGGCCAGGGGCAAGGGGAACAGTCTGGTGGTGGCCAGCAACAGGGCGGTGGGCGCCGGCAAAGCAAGCCGCCCCGTCGCCGTCGTCGCAGAGGGAGGCAGTAATGTCCTGGAAAGCCATTGCCGGCGGCGCGCTGGCCGGACTTGGAGAGGGGCTGGCCCAGCGAACTGCGGCCAAGCGGGAGGCCGCTCTTGCTGCTGCCAAGGAGGCCCGGCGCCAACGTGAGCGCCTGCAGGAGCGTCAGTGGGATCTGGAAGACCAGAAGCGCGAGCGGGCCTGGGAGCAGGAGGACGCCCAGGCGGACCTGAAGCGCGAAAAGGGCCTGCTGTCCTTTGAGCACGACCTGCGGCGGGAGACGGCCACGCATGAGGCGAGCCTGGGAAGCAGTGGTTCGGGCGGCGGATCTAGTGAGGACCCTCTGGCGAGTATCGAGATGTCAGCGGGCGAAAAGCGCACGTACGACGAACTGAAAGAGCGCTATACGGATGAATTGGGGGGGACTGACTGGAACGCGCTAATCCAGCACATGCGCAACATGGAGGACTCACGCGGCGGTGAGCGCTGGAGCGCGATCGCGGACTATCTCTCTGCTGGCGGGAGCCGCGATATGACGCCCAGGGACGCGCGCGAGCAAGCTGAGATGGAAGCCAGCGAGCGTGCCCCTGGATTCTTTGGTTCTGACGAAGATGCCTGGGAGGGTGCCGGCAGCAAGGAGGCTTGGGTCGAGCGGCGCGCCAACGAGATCCTGGGGCGCGAGAGCGCGTCAGGCGGCCAGCAGCAGAGCAGGGGGCTCATGAGCAACCAGCAGCAGGGCGAGCAGCGTGCCCCCGCAGGGCGCGACCAAGGCAGCCAGGCCGGCGGCAGCGGCGCAGGCAGCGGGACCGGCCAGAAGGGCACCAGTGCCAGCAAGACGCCTCCCGGCCAGGGTTCGAGGTCTGATCCCTACAAGGCGACGACGCAGGCCCACATCGACTGGTTCAAGGCGAACGCGGCCGCGGGTGCGGTTATCGAGGTCGATGGCGAGCTATTTACGAAGTAGGCGGGGGACATGGCGCTTGATACGGAAGGGCTGCGGCCCCTCGACACCAGCGACCTGGAAGAAGTCGAGCAGGAAAGCAGGAGCGGGGGCCTCGACACCAAGGGCCTGACGCCCCTGGACACCACGGGTCTGTCCCCTGTCGAGGACGGTTATACGCCGCCCGAGGAAATCGGCGGCTTCAACCTGCGCCGGAACTATGGCGGGTCGCGTATCGGCGATGAGGGCGCCGAGGCGATGGATTCGGACGGTATGAGCCGCGAAGAGCGCGATGAGGCCTTGCGCGAACTTGATAGGTGGCGGCGGCTGGCTGTCCCACCGAGCAAGAAAAAGAGCGAGGCCCTGGGTGCCGAAGCCTCTGAACTTGAACAGCAGGCCAGGGCACTGGAAGAGCGCCGTGCGACCATATCCACCGAACAGGAGAGGCGTGCTTTCAACAGAGACCTGGAGGCATTCAATCGCAGGGCGGAGGACTTCAGAAAGCGCTCGGAGCAATATAACGCGAGCGCGGAGAGCTATAACGAAACCATACAGCAGAATGAGGATTTGCGCGCGAGCCTACGGGAGGGGCAGGCGCCTTCGCACAACGCGCTGGAGCGCACTGTCCAGAATGTAGCGGAGGCCGGGAAGGCAATCCCGGGAGGGACTGTTTCATTGGGGGGCACGTCCCTCACGGGTATGGGGGCTACGTCCCAGGGCTTCTTGCGTGACCAGTTGACTGTCATGGATCGCATTGACAGCGGTGAGCCTGTTCCAGAGCAAGAGGATCCAATCGGCTATCAGCACATGACGCCTGAACAGCAGCAGCAGGCGCGTGCAAGGATCGAGGATCTTGCCAGCCAACCCTTGGAGGAAACCCCCCTCGTCGAGACGGGCCGGGAGATCACTGAGTTCGGGCGCGGCCTGTTCCCAGCCGAGCCGGGTTATGAGGAAAGCATTGGGCGCCAGTTGGGCCAAGGGCTAGGGTCTGTTGCGGCAGGTGTTGGTGTTAGCGCATTGCCTGGCGGTCAGCTTGCCGGCCCTGCCATATTTGCCTTTGCTGGTTCCGGTGAGGCCGTGGAGCGCGCCATAGAGGACGGCGCCAGTGAAGAGCAGATCATTGAAGCTGCGCGGCTTGGCGTTATCCCTGGCATGACAGACTCGGTGCCCGTCGAGGTTCTGTTGGGGCGCATCCCAATCCCCGGCGGGAAAGCCATCAACGTGCCGACAAACATGCTTGGGGACGCCTTGCGCGTTTCCGGCCGTATCGGCTTCCAGGCCTTTATCGAAGGCTTCCAGGAAGGCGGCCAGGAATGGCTGCAGAACATGATTGCTCGAGACACCTACAAGCCCGAGCAGGAGCTTGGGGAAGGTGTTGTGCCATCAGCCGGTATCGGTTCCGGTGTGGGCGCTGTTTCCGAGGCTGCACGCCTCGCCCTTCGGAATTTCGCCGGGCGCCGTCGTGGCGCGCCCCCAGAACCGACGGGAGAGCGCGAACGGGCCCGCGAGACAGCACCACCCCCCACCCCCGAGGACGAGTCCAGCCCGATCCCGACCGACCTGATCCAGCAGGGCCAGGAAACGGTACGCGATGCCCAGGGCAGCCAGAGCGCCAACAAGATCCTGGAGGAAGCCGGCTTTCCGACCATCGGGAGCCGCGTCACGGTCACACTGCCCGACAACAGCGAGGCGACCGGGACAGTCGAGGACGCCTTCAGTGACGATCCGCGCGGCCCTGGCCCGAAAATCCGCCTCGACGATGGGCGCATGATCGCTGTCCCGTTCCCGGCGCTTGAGGGACGCGTGCGCCAAGAGCAACAAGAGGAAACACAGCCAGCGGCGGAGGGGAGCGCGCCACAAAGTGAGCGGGTGCGCATCCAGACTCCGCAAGGGGAAGTAACAGGCACGGTCGAGAGCCGTGATGAGGCCGGCAATGTTGATGTGCGCACGGATGAGGGCATGGCCTTCCGTTTCGGCCCTGATGATCCCGTTCAGGTCCTGCCTGAGCAGGCCACTGACGATGCCGACCTGCCGGAGGGCGCCGTGTCGGCGGATACACTCTATGGCCCCGTGGCCGAGACAGAGGGCGAGCAAACGGCCGGGCAGCAGCAGAGTCCGCGCGAAACCGTCACGCTGGGCAGGAAGTGGCAGGAGATCGAGCAGGGCAGCAGCCTGCCGCAGGGCGCCGAGGTGCGGTACGACGCGGAAAGCGGGCGCCTCTATGCGCGCCGGCCCGACGCACAGCAGCCCACGGAAAGCCAGTTGCAGTCGTTCGACACACCGGCAGAGGGGGCGAGCAGCGATAACCTCGACCTGACTGATGATGAGCAGTTCAATGCTGAATATCGTCGCCTGCAAGATGAGGAGATGGAAAGGAAGGATGCAGGCGAGACGGGCGGCTTGGTTAATGCGCTAGAATTAGCTGCATTGCCCGGCAGCGTGACTAGCGGCACCTTCGATGGAGAAGGCAATATAACTCCCGTTGCGGCTGTTTCTGCCATACAGACGGCCCGCGATGAGGGTAGGCATGACATCGTGGATCTAATCCTTGAGCGCGCCGACAGAGAATATAGCGACGCTCAAGGCACGGAGCCACGCCTTTCGCCGGATGACCCGAACTACCAGCGAGCAAAGGAGAGCCTGGAAAGGAATGCTCGCAACGCGGAATCCGCGCGTGAGCAGATATACGAGGCAGCGGGCCTGGATGTTGGGGAGAGAAAGGCTCCCCGAGATAGGCAGTCAGGCGCGCGGATCGAAGACGGAGAGCAGGCCTCCAAGCCGGAAGAGGCGCTAGGCGACTTCAGCCCCAGCGACTATGTGGAGCGGCTGCGCCGTTACGTCCAGCGCACCAACAAGCCGATCAATCCCGAGGCCATCGGCAAGGAATTGGGGATCGCCCCCGACCAGGCCCGGCGTGTTCTCGGTGTCCTGGCCGGCACGCCCAATTCCGGCCTGCAGCAGACCCGTGGCGGCAATCTGCGCCGCACACCACGCGCGCGCGGCCCCGTGGACGCGGCGCGCTTTCTCGCCAGCCGTGGCGGCGTGCGCGACGATGCCGGGCATGACCTGCGCCGGGGCCGCAACCTGCAGACCATTACGCCCGCCGGCCCCCTGATCCGCAACACCGGCCTGTCCATCGACGATGCGGGCGAGGCCCTGTGGCAGGCCGGATATTTCGGTCCACCCGACACAACGGAACGCCCCAGCGAGGACCAGGTACTCGAGTTGCTGGAACGCACGTCCCGCCAGCGCGTCTATCGCCCCGAAGACACCGAGCAGATCGAGAGCCAGCGCCGCGAGCAGGAGCAGGCCGACGAAGAGCGCGCGGTGCGCGACGAGGTGCGGGCCTTTGGCCGGGAGATCGGTCAGCCCCTTTCGGAAAGCGATATCAGCGCCATCCTGTCGATCATGAGCGCCGACGGGCTGGATGCAGAGGGCGCTACGGATCTGTATGTTGAACGACTCGCCATCCAGGCGGCCGAGGATCTGGAGCGCGAAACAGGAGACCAGTCTTATGAAGAAATCCCGTTCGGCGAGCCGCTTGAACCGGCCCAAGACGATCAAGCTCCTGGAGCGCGGAGCGAAGGACCAACGCGCCAGCAGCAAGACGCGGGCGAAGGCCAAGAAGGCAGCCCGCCTGCTGAAGGCCCTGGAGCGCCGGGAGGACAGCAAACCCAAGTAACGACGGAGCAGACCGACCAGGGCGAACAGCAGCCAGCCAGTCAGCAGGGTCGTGCTGCGCCCCTTACAGAGAGCGAGGCGCGGCAGGAGGCCTTGCGGTTGATCCGTGGTGGACAAGAAACGGCGGGGGTATCGCAGACCGCAGATGGGCGCCGCTTCAACTGGTCCATAGGCCAGCCCGTTTCGCCAAAGGTGCCGCGCGCCAGCAATCAGCTTCAGATCGAGGACCAGCGCGGCGAAATACACAGTTTCTCGGTAGCGGAATTGCGTCGCGAGATTGCCGGTGAGCAGTCCACACAACAGCAAGCCCCAACGGTAGAGCAGACCGAGCAGGGCGAACAGAACGTCCTGCCGGGTGCAGAACAGGAGAGCCAGCGCCAGCAGACCGAGCGTGGCATGGAGGGGCGGCAGCGCGGCCAGGGCGAGCAGCGCGGCGTTGACGGCCTGGAGCTGTTCGACCCCGATAGCCGACCCACGGCGCAGCAGGATATCTTCGATCAACCGCAGACGGCTGTTGAAAGCGCTCCCTCGGATCTGGACCAGGGGCCCCTTTCCGGGATCGAGCAGGGCCAGCCCGGCATCAGCATTGAGCAACAGGGCGTTGGCGAGGGCAGAAATGTCCGTGTGGTCCAGCGCGATGAGCAGGGCAATCCCATAGGCGTCCTGAGCTTTCCAACAACGCCTGAGGGCCGCGTGAATGCCGAGAGCGCAGAGGGGATTATTGTCTTTGTGCGCCCGGAAAATCGCCGGCAGGGCGTTGCCTCCCGGCTGTACGATGCGGCGATCGAGGCGGGCTTTGATGTCGATGCGATCAGTGGCGCGCGCACCCTGACCAATGATGGCCGGAGTTTTGTCAGCGCTCGACAAGAGAGGCGGGGGACAGAGTCCCGGCCCATTGACTCCGACACTCTCGCAACCGGTCAGCCGATCCGGGGCACGCTCTACCGCGTGGACGGGATTTCTCCGGAGCAGATGTATCGGGGTGCGCAGGTGCCCATCCTGGGCGATGGTGCCTATGGCGCTTTGACGCAGGAAGGTGCGCGCAGCTTTGCGGAGGATCAAAGCGCGCAGGTGCGCGAGGAGCCGGTCAATCTCGAAAATCCGCTCGTCATCACCAATGACCAGGAATGGCGCGCCCTGACTCGTGAGGCGGGCTGGGAGTTCCCCAATCCCTTCGGGCTGTCGCAAGAGGAGACACAAACACAGGTCGATGCACTGCAGCGCCTCGTGCAGTCCCGGGGGCATGACGGCGTGGCCGTGGTTTTCCCTGACACGCCATACGACATGGATGAAAATAACAACTCGATAAAGAACATCCGGAATGTTTTTGGCGCGCCGCAGGTGGTTTCCTACAGGGGACAGCAGCAGGAGGCCGCAACTGAAACGCCCTTTTCGCAGGAAGGTGCCCAACCGGCCAATGCAGGGCAGTCCCGCATCGATGACTTCGGCGAGGTTCTGGAAGGCGCGCGCAAGCATTATGCCCAGCAGTACCGTGACCAGATCGCGGAAGCTGCGGAGAGCGACACCGAGAGCCTGCCGCTGTCCAGGGCCTGGCCGGAGCCGAACTATCAACAACTCGTCGATGATGGCGTTGACCCCTGGGTTGTCGGCTTTGTGCACGCGGCCCGCGACGAGGTGCCGGCCAAGCCGCGCAAGGATTACAGAGTGCGCGAATGGGCGCGTCAGGTGGAGATGCTGCGCGATGGCCTGACAAGGCATCTGCTGAGTGGCGCCATCACCAAGGAGCAAGTGCTGTCGAAACTGGAGGAGCGCCAGTTCCGCAGGATGCGCAAGGAACTTGGCGATCGCGCCGACCTCTATGCCGCGGCGGGCCACGAGAAATCCCTGCGCGGCGTAAAGATGGCGCTTGGCACCTACAGTGTCATGGACGGCCAGGAACTGGATCCGCCGCAGACCTTGTGGACCGTGCAGCGCGACCCCAAGGCAACGGCATTCAGCAACTGGCCCAGGCAGTTGGCCAAGGGCGAGACCCGCGAAGATGCCATTGCGGACTTCGTGGAGCGCTACAACGAGATCGAGACGCAACCCAAGGCCAGCAAGCAGGTGCGTTTCGAGATCTATTCCTATCGTGGCCAGGAGGGCTACTGGATCGGCAAGAAGATCGGTCGCGATCAGATCGACCTGCGCCACTTCAGCACCGTGAAGGAGGCCCGGCAGTTCCTGGCAAACAACCGGGAGCAGCTGGAGCAGGACCTGGAAGCCTTCCGGCACATCCCGGACCACCGCAAGGAAAACGATGCGCCGCGCGTGGGTGAGGATCACCGGCAGGGCGAGGACGCAACGCCGGATCTCTTTTCCGAAACCTTTGGCTTCAAGGGCGTACAGTTCGGAAACTACGTCCGGGGCGCGGAGCGTCAGCAGTCGCTGAACGAGGCCTATGACGCCCTGCTGGACCTGGCCGGCGTACTGAACCTGCCGGCCCGTGCACTGTCGCTGAATGGTGAACTGGGACTTGCTTTCGGGGCACGCGGCAAAGGCGGGCGCTCCGGAGGGGCGGCGCATTACGAGCCCGATACCGTCGTCATCAACCTGACCAAGAACAAGGGTGCAGGCTCTCTGGCGCACGAATGGTGGCACGCGTTGGACAACTACTTCTCGCGGCAGCGCGGCGAGCCGACGCAGTTCATGACGAACCGGCCCAAGAGCATCAACGAGGGCGTGCGTCCGGAAATGGTTCAGGCTTTCCAGGACGTAATAAGCACGATCCGCACCACCGGCATGGCGCAGCGCAGCCGCAACCTCGACAAGCGGCGCACCAAGGCCTATTGGTCCACCGATATCGAGATGTCGGCCCGGGCGTTCGAGAGCTACATCATCGCCAAGCTGCAGGATGCCGAGCAGGCCAACGATTACCTGGCCAATATCGTCAGTGAAGAGATCTTCGCGATCGAGGACGGCTATCCCTATGCACGGGCCTCGGAACTGCCGGAGATCCGTGCGGCCTTTGACGGCTTTTTCAACACCGTCGAGGTCCAGGAGACGGACCAGGGCGCGGCCATGTATTCGGTTGAGGGCACCTCAAATTCCTCGAATGACGCCGCGCCTTTCATCAGCGAGGACCGCGCCTGGCGGGACGCCCTGGGCGAGAGATCCCCGGCCAGCGTGGCCGGCAACAGGGCAGCGCGGCGGTTTGTCCTGGACAGGGGCCGCCTCGATGACAGCGAACACATGGTCATTATCGACACCAGCCAGGGCCGCACGGCCTCTGTAGGGACAACGAAACAGCACACGGCCGTTCGGTTTGAGCCCGGCATGAATCGTCAGACCCTGGACCCCAGCTTTGCCCTGGTCGGGCACCACAACCACCCACAAAAAACGGCTCTTAGCGGGGGCGATGTCGCGCTCCTGGGCGGGGGCGGCCTGCGCCTTATCTTCGCGCATGGGAACGGGGGCGTCATGACAGCCGCGCGCCTGACGCCCGAAGCAAAGCGCGCGATGGCGAAGGGCGGCGAGGAAAACCGCACCGTCCTGCGCAGGCTCCACAATGCCGCCTATTATGGGGTCTATGATACTTTCATCGGGGCGATCCGGGATGGCCGGCTGACAGTCGAAGAAGCCAACGAGCATCACCCGGAACTGAACAATCGCATCCTCGCGGAATTGGGGGTGATTGAATATTTCACTTCATTTTCGGAGGCAGATAATCCAGCCTATAGAGAGGCGCTGGACGAAGGCAAAAGGAGGGTGCGCGATGCCGCGCAACGACAGATCCCAGGGCTCCAGCTATCTGATGGTGGACGAGCCATCGCCGTACGAGCCAATTTCGACATGGCGAAAGTTCTTGGAGAAGATGCGCCAGGAGCCGGCGGACGATCCAGGGGCGCAGATGGCGATAGAACACGCCGAGGAAGTGATCGCGCGGAAGGAGAGGGAGGCCCGGTAAGCCCGGAGCAGCTTCAGCTCCTCGAGGGTCGCCCCCTTTTTGCTGCACATCTCAATGGAGACGAGCTTGGTCAGAACCTGACGTTCCGGCAACTGCGCGACAATGCCCTGAACTGGTTTCGAAACAATTTGCAGGGCGGCAGTGTTGTGAATGCAGAAACCGGCCGCACCATACAGTTCGGCAACGCGGGCTCAAAGCGCACTGTCTCTGGCAAGGGCGAGGATCTTCTTCGCCTGGTCCCCGCCTTGCGCGATATACTTGAAAAGGGCAGCTTCCTTGAAAGCATGGCGGATCGCAGAGGGCGTCCAGATGTAAAGGCGATCCATGTCCTGTCCGCACAGGTCATCCTGGATGGACGCCCGCTGGATGTCGTCGCGCTTGTGCGCGAGACACAGAACGGTGATTTCTATTACGACCTTCGGAAGGATAATCAGCCCGGCGCCCGGTGGGCGGTTGGGCGCACCACCACGGAAGGTTTGGTCGATGACCAGGTACCTACCCCGGCATTGGAAGGCGACGCCGAGCAGGTTCTGAATATAAGCGCGTCCCTGCCTACCATCAACCCTGAGACGGGAACGCTTACACGTGAAGGCGTCATAGAGCACCTTCGCCGCGGGCCTCTGGGCGGCATGACCGATACACTCATCGAAGGCGGTCATGTCGTGCTGCATCACTCGAGACAATCCCTGGGTGCCAGTACGCCCGATGGCGTGCATGCGGCGACCACACCGGATGGCACGATTCACCTGGTTTCTAGTGCGCTCACCCCGGAAACGGCAACCCCGGCCCTTCTGCACGAGGCGTTTCACTCCCACGTCGAACCCCTGCTGGGCACCCGGCAATGGAAAAAGCTGCAGAGGGACCTGAAGCGCGTCGCCGAGCATGCGCGAAACACAAACGGCAGATCGAACCGGATCTGGCGAGAATCCCAACAGCGCGTCGAAAATGCCGAGAGCATTGGCGTAATGATGAGCGATGCCCAGAAGATCGAAGAATTCGGGGCCTACGCCATTGAGAATTACGAGAATGCGCCCCAGAGCCTGCGTAAGGTCGTGGATGACATTATCGGGCACATAAAGGCCTGGCTGCAGCGCCGCTTCAGCATTCAGGCCGGGCAGGTGACACCGAGTCAGTTGCGCGCCCTGGCCGCCCAGGCCCTGCGCAGCCATGCACGCAAGAAGGCGCCGCGGGCCGAGGGCGAGTATCAGAGCTACAGCATCAGTGACGTGTTGCCCGGGGAGGCGGGCCAGACTCAGACGCCCGAGTTCCGCCGTTGGTTCGGCGACAGCAAGGTTGTCGATGCGAATGGCGAGCCGCTTGTTGTCTATCATGGGACAACCACGGACGGCAGTATATTTGATCGGTTCGATGAGGGCAGGACTCAATCGGTCGTCGGCTTCTTTTCCCCAAGTGCCGAGTTTGCCGCCACGTTCTCGGATGGAGATGGCGCGACGGTCATGCCTGTCTATCTTCGTGTTGAGCGTCCATTCGATGCGAACTCTGAAGAAGATGTGGCAGCTCTGGGCAAAGAGCTTGGCATGTCAGAAAATGAGGGGGTGGTCGAAGAAGTCGATGGTGGCCTCTATACCGGAATTGAGAAGCCGCATGTAATAGACGCGATACAGGCCGCTGGCTTTGACGGCGCTTATGTTTTGGACGGCCCCGATGGCCCTGTGAACATCGCTGTCTTCCGCCCGGATCAGATCAAGTCCGCCACCGGGAACCAAGGCACCTTCGACCCGAACAACCCGGATATCCGCTACAGCATCGGCAAGCCGTCCGACAAGTTCGATGACCTGAGCGACACCCAGAAGAGCTTCCTCGACAAGATCGGCCCTGAGACGGTCACACAGAGCCTTGGCGACCGCTTCCGACAGATGCGCGAGAACCTGGCCCTGCGCGTGCGACAGGCCGGTGTGGACCGCTATGCGGCCCTTCTGCGCAACGACCAGGCAATCCATGGCGAGGACACCCTGGAGGGCTCCATCGCCTCCAGCTCCTGGGTGCTGGCCCGGATGAGCAATTCGGCCGGCGGTGCCGTGTCGGCCATGCTGAACCACGGCCGCCTCTACCTGGACAAAGAGCAGAAGGTCCTGGATATCCGCGAGGGCACGACGGGCCTGCGTGAGGTCCTCAATCAGCTTGGCTCACCCGCCGAAGTGGACCGCTTTATGGGCTGGGTCGCAGCGAACCGGGCGCGCATGTTGAGTGAGCAGGGCCGGGAAAACCTGTTCACGCCGGATGAGATCGATGCCGGTATCGGTCTTTCACAGGGGCAGCTGAGCGACGGCCGCAACCGCCCAGTCATGTACAATTGGGCCTGGCAGGAATTCAAGCAATACAGGGCCGATGTCCTGGAGATCGCGGAACAGGCCGGCATCATCACCTCGGAGCAGCGCGAGACATGGGCGGAGGAGTTCTATGTCCCATTCTACCGCATTCTGGAGGATGACAATGTCGGCGGGCCCGGTCGATCCGATTCCCTGGCGCGTCAGCAGGCCTACAAGGAGCTGAAGGGTGGGACGCAAAACCTGAACGACCTGCTGGAAAACACGCTGCTGAACTTCCACCACCTGCTACAGGCTTCACTGAAGAACCAGGCTGCACTGCAGGCTGTGGAGAACGCGGAAGCGCTTGGCATCGCCACGCCGACCACCGAGGAGCAGCGCGACAGGAAGATGAGTACCTTTGTCCTCAAGAACGGCGAGCGGCAGTGGTACGACATCGAGGATGGACTGACGTTCAAGGCGCTATCGGCATTGAACCATGCGGGGCTGAACAACCCCGCCATGAAGATCCTGCGCGGCTTCAAGCGCATCTTCACCAACATGACGACGATCACGCCGCAGTTCATGGTGGCGAACACGCTGCGCGACAGCCTCAGTGCCATGGCAACCTCACCGACAAGCCCCGTGCCCTTCCTCAACGCCTTGAGGGGCGGGGCCAGTTACGGTCACGCCGGCACACGGGCGCGCATGCTGGCCAGCGGTGCCTCGTTCGACTTCGGTTACGTCTATGGCCAGGACCCGGATTCGATCCGCACAAGCCTTCGCGGCAACATGCGCCGGGCCAAGGTCCTGAGCGACCCGCAGTTGATCCCCGGCGTTCTGGTCAAGTCCTGGCGCGCCTGGAACGATGTGACCAATGTTGCCGAGAACGTGAACCGGGCCGGGATCTTTGAGCGCAATCAGGCGCAAGGCAAGCTGCGTGCCGCGTTCGAGTCGCGCGACCTCATGGACTTCTCTGCCCATGGCGATGCCATCGCACTACGTATCATGATCGATACCATTCCGTTCCTCAATGCCCGCATCCAGGGCCTGGACAAGCTCTACCGCAGCGGCGTCAAGCCCGGTGCAAAGACCGTCGCGGGGCGCGGGACAGCCTCGGACAAGAAGAAGTTTGCGCGCTTCGGAGCCGTGATCGGCGCCCTCGCGATCATGGAGATGCTGAACTATCTCAACAATTGGGATGATGAGGAGTATCGGAAGCTCGAGGACTGGCAGAAAGACACCTATTGGGTCTTCCGGTTCGGCGACAACATGTTCTTCATACCAAAGCCCTTCGAGGTGGGGGCGATTGCCACCATGGCCGGACGCGCCCTTGAGCAGTATGTCGATCCGACCGTGGGCGGCGGTAAATTCCTGGAGCGCATTGGCGCGATGCTGACCGATACCTTTTCCATGGATATGCCGCAGGCCGTTAAGCCCAGCCTTGAGGTCCTGATGAACCGGGACACCTTCACGGATCGCCCCATCGAGAATATCGGCATGCAGAGGCTAAGCCCCAGCCTCCGCTCGCGGCCGGACTCTTCGTTTATCAGTGAATACGTCTCCGAAGGCATGGAGGAAACGCTTGGCCGGACAGGGATGGATGGCTGGGTATTGTCGCCGGTACAGATAGACCACCTGATCCGCGGCTACCTGGGGTCCGTGGGGGCCTCGGGCGCCGCTCTGGCGGACACCATCTGGCGTCGTGCACACGGCGAGGAGAAACCGTATCGTCACTGGCACGAATATCAGCCCATTCGCCGCTTCTATAAGGATTTGACCCAGGAGGATTACTACACCGCCTATGCCACGGAATTCTACGAGGCCCTGAAGGAGGCGGATCAGGCATACTCGGACATCCAGCACCTGAAGCGCTACGGGGAACTGGAAGAGGCACGCTCGGTCATGAACAAATCCCGTCACCAGCTGGAAATGCGGAAGGCCCTGAACCGCGTGCAGCGGGACCTGTCCGATATCAGCCGGCAAATGAAGATCGTGCAGTCCGACGAGGAGCTGTCGGCGGAGGCCAAGCGCATGAAGCTGGATCGTCTGCGTTCGTTGCGCAACGCCATTCAGAAGCGGGTTGGCAAAGAACTGGAGAGGAGGCGCGCAGAAAGGACGGCAGCGGAGTAACGCTACTTGGACCCACTGAGGGCGGAGGCAAGAACTCCACCAACCAAAACAATGATGACCAAAGTCACCGGGTTCATCAGAAAGGGGAGGGAGAAAACAAAGAGCGGGATGAGAACGAGGGAAATTATGCTCACGCCGAGCCAGCCCTGCCACGCCGGCGGGAACTGTGTAGCGGCGAACCCTCCCAATATATAGAGGGCGATTGTAAAGAATATTATATCGATCACGATGTCTGGCACATAATCGCCCTTGGCTCCACCTACCTGGGATTCCTCGCATCCGGCCCCTGTCCCTCGCCGCTGCCTACATCATCCTCCACCAGAGCCAAGCCCGTTGTGTCCAGTGGCGGGCGCTCTTCGTGCCTGGACAGGTTTTGGGATTCATACTCCTTGCCGCTCGCAACCAGCCCAGCTATGACCAGCAGAAGAACGGCCCAGAGGATCAGTGGGCCAGCACTCCTGTCCGCCCTGAAGCGACGGAACCCCCACCAGGTCAATGGCACAAGTGCAGGAACGAACGCCCCGCCAAGCGCGGCCCCAATCATTCTGGCGTTTCCGTACGGCCCGCCCCCGTCATAGGGAAAGGCACTCAGGGTGCCAAGGCCGAGACTGCCCGCGACCAGAACCGCAGCAAGAACAATTGCCGTCCTGCGGCTGCCCGTATTGCCCTCTCTGTCGGCACGCCCTTCTCTGCGGAATGCCCCTTCGCTCCGTGGTGGCGGTAAATTTTCCGGCTCGGCAGGATTCATCCCGATTCCCCCTTTGGCGCACTGCCCAGGTAGCCGTTGGCGTCCAGCCATTCGTAAAGCGCCCGGCGAACGACCTCTGGGCGCGTCGGGATGTCACTCTGTTCCCGACGATGGGCGTCAATCGCCTCTATCGCCTCGCGCTCCAGGCGAACCGTTACCGGGGATGTATCTGCCCTGGGCCGCCCCCTTTTTGATTTTTCAGTGTTATTAATTGACATCATGGCTTTATAATGTCATAAAATTGCAGGCCGGGCAAGGCGGTGGTGCGCCGAGCCCAGCCCTAACCCAAGGCAAAAGGAGCGGCCTCATGCCAAGAGCTGATATCGAAACTACCACAGATCCTTTTGAGCAGTCACGGTGCAGGGGTGCACTGGAGACGGCCGGAAGAACCAGCCGCGTCGGCGCGGACATGATTCGCCTGATTGATGCCGTCGATGCAATGGAGCAGCGCCTGAGGGCTGAGGGTTACGGCTCCGACCGCATCATGGGCCCGCTGCGCGATGGTGTCTCGGACACATGGGACCTGATCGACAGTGCGTTGGCCCGGGGAGATGCGTAATGCCCCAGAAGACAGCACGGATCGAGCTGCCGGATGTGACGATGGAGCAGCATCATCTGTATCTGGTGGGCACGGCCCCGCTCATCGTTCATGCCTTCCCGGAAAAGGCACGGCGCCAGATGCTGGACAAACAGATGAAGCTGTCGCGCGGCGGGCGAGAGGCGCGTGACCCTTATGCGGAGGTCGAGGCCTGCCGTTACAGGCTGCCCGATGGGCGGGACGGCTTCCCGGCGGTTGGGTTCAAATCCGCCGCGGTGACGGCCTGCACCTCATTGGGCGATGTGACCAAGATTGCGGCCCGCCAGGCCTTCCGTGTGATCGGCCTGCCCATGAATGCGCCGGGAACCCTGGACGGCTCTTTGGTGCGAACGGCATTGGTGCCGCTTTTCGCCCCGGAGCCGACCATTCGAGAGGACGTCGTTCGCTTGGCCGGCCCCTCTCGCTCGGCGGAAATGCGTTACCGCCCGGAATACCCGGCCTGGGGCGTCGTTCTGCAGCTTGTTCTGAACCCCAGGGTCATCTCGATCAGCCAGGCGGCGACGATGTTTCAGGCGGCCGGCCATGGGGTCGGCGTTGGGGACTACAGGCCGGAACGGGACGGGGATGCCGGAACCTTCGAGGTGGTGTCCCGGGCGGAATTCGAGGAATGGAGGAAGGAGGCGGGGCTATGAATTTCCAATGGGCCGAAGGCTTCCACGCGCCCAAGGGTGTTTCCGCGGATGAGGTGAAGGAGGCCCTTGAGGCGCTTCCCGAACCCTCCCCGGATGCCCTTCTGGAGGCGAGCAAGGATACTGCGCACCCCCTTCATCACGACCTCTGGAGCGAGGGGGATCAGGCCTGGGCTCAACGGGGGCGGCTGGAGCGGTGCAGACGCATCATCGGGGCCGTGCAGGAGGTCGTTGTCTCGGGCAATCGCAGCGTCTCCATCCGTGCCGTCGAGTACGTGCGGCCCAACGGGGAGGGGCGCTGGGCCACGCTGAACACCATTCGGAGCGATCCGGATTTGCTTGACGCATACCTGGCGGAAGCGGAGCGGTATATGGAGCAGGCCTCGGCCAAGTTCCGCCGTGTCCGTGATATGATGAAGGAGCGGGCGGCCGAGAACGACTGACCCGCAGCGGTTACGCCGAGAGTTCCGGATCCAACCTCGGGCCGTCCTCAGGGCGGGCACATGGCAGGCTAGGTACGGCCGGGCTAGGCGGGGCACGGCGAGACTTGTCTAGGCAGGCATGGCACGGCTTGATTTGGCATGCTTGGGCACGGCACGTCAGGCTAGACAGTAACGCCGAAGAAGAGTGCGGCCGGGAGCGATTCTGGCCGCACTTTCTGTTTCTGCCTAAGGCCCTTTCTATGGGGTAGCGTAACATATCAACACATCAACAAGTGTACACATGTTGTTGATAATGAGATAGTTACGCAAAATTCTGTAAATCTTCTTGCCCATTGCGTAACTGGAAGTTACTCTTTTGGTCAGCTACAGGCGCAGGGTGGAGCAAACGGTAGCTCGGGAGGTTCATATGGGAGTTTGATGTGCCGTATTCTTGTGCTGAAAAGAGACGCGCTTACGCAAAAAAGCACTATCGAGAAAACAAGAAAAAATATATCGAAACTGCCGCCCGGAAGAAGAAAGAGCACTACGCTCGCGCCAGGAAGGAAATATGGGATTACTTGCTCGATAATCCGTGTGTGGATTGTGGGGAAAATGACCCAATTATTCTTGAGTTCGATCACAGGCCTGACTGCGATAAATCTTTCAATATTGGGAAGGCTGTAAGTTCAGGATACTCCATAAGGCGAATATTTGAAGAAATTTCAAAATGTGAGGTTCGGTGCGCAAACTGTCACCGGAGAGTCACCCACAAAAGCAGGGGCTGGTATTCGCCGTAAATAACCAGCCCTCCTGCAACCAGCTTTCGGGGGACCAGATGAAATACATTCCGCGCGGCATCCGCTGCAACAATCCCGGAAACATCAGGATAGGCGACCCCTGGGAGGGGCTTCTGGAGGCCCCCGCCGATTTCAGGCGATCCTATGGCCTTGTTCCGGCGGTCAAGCGCCACCTGGAGGAAAAATACGACCTGATGGACATAGCGCCGGAGGACAGTGAGTTCTGCGTCTTCATGGCGCCCGAGTACGGCATCCGCGCAATCGCCCGCATCCTCATCACCTACCAGGACCGCCGCAAGGCCAACGATGGCAGCGATATCGACACGGTGCGCGAGATCATCGAGCGCTGGGCGCCGGCAAGCGAGAACAACGTGGACGCCTATGCCTCGCACGTCCGTGAGCGCATGGGGCTGGACGAGGGCGAGAAGATCCCCGACGTGAAGCACTACGCCGTCATGCGCCCCCTGGTGAAGTCGATCATCGCCCACGAGAACGGCCCGCCGCCGAAGGGCGCTGACTGGTATCGGGACCGCATCATCGACAAGGGGCTCATGCTCGCCGGCATCGACGTGCCCCAGCGCAGCCTGGACCGCAAGGACGCGGACAAGGCGATCAAGACGGCCGCCGCCAGTGGCACGGCCGCCGGTGGCATCGAGGCCATCGGCAAGTCCGTGGACGCCGTTGCGCCGGCCTTCCCTCTGCTCAACACCCTGGCGCAGTACGCGCCGCTGGCGCTCCTGGGCGTTGCGGCAGGTTCCGTGGCGCTGTGGCTGTATCTCAGGAACAGGTGACGATATGCCTTCTCCGACCGACGGGATCGCACAAGCCTTCATGATCCTCTACGCCATTGCGGCTGTGGTTCTGGCCCTCATCGCGCTTGCGATATGCTGGGCCGTTGATGCCTGGCTTGTCGGCATTCCGGTGTGGCTATGGATCGGCGCCCCTGTCATGGCGGCCGCTGTTCCGTTCGTTGGCAGCTATATTGCCAACCGAGTTCTTTGAGGCTGCTATGCACACGCCGTCTCAGCGCCGGAAATACACAATCGCGCTCTGGTCCCTGAGTGTAGGCTGCGCCGCAACGGCCCTTGCTCTTCTGGTCTGCCTTGTACTGTGGGCCGGGTGGCAGTGGTGGCTGGCCGCGTTCGCGCCCTTCATCGTTAGTATCCTCGTTGCGTTTCTGGCGATCACGAACTGGAGCGGACACCCATGAGCGCCCTTATCGCACAATTTCTGCCCTACATCATCGCCGCCCTGGGCGCCCTGGGCGCCTATTTCGGCGTGCGCCGGGCCGGGCGGAAAGACGGCATCCAGGAGGAAAAGGCCCGGCAGCAGGAGAGAGAAAATGCCAGCAGGAACAGTCAAAGGGATGCGGCTGCTCGCTATCGCCGCGATGGCGGGGCTTACAGCAGCTTGCGGGACGAAGGCTACTAGCACCGGCATCGCCAAGCCGGAACTCAAGACCTATCCCGGCGACATGCAGCAAAAGGCCGCGGATGAGCTGGAGGCCCTGCCGCCGCCCTGTCCGGTGAGCGGACCCTATGCTGGCTGTTCCGTTTTGCGCGTTTTCATCGAGGATTTTGGCGAACTGCGTTCTCGTATCCGTGCAAGTAATAGTCGCAACTAACTGTAATAATTAAACTTTAATCTCGATTAAACAGGGTGCTACTGTCCATCTTATTCGTATGCTGGTTGTATATTACAAATATACACTGGCATTTCTCGGGAGACCAACAACGATCCATGGGGGTGGAATATGTTCGAGAGGTTGATGTTTGCGCGGCGGCTTCGTGCGTCACGGATCGCCACGGGGTATTATGAGGATGGGGATTTTGCCGAGGATCTTGGGGTCGATCCCGAGATATACAGGCAGGTGGAAGACGGCACACGAGACCCCGGCCTCGATCTTGTAGTCTTCGCAGCCAAGCTGACAGACCGCAGCACCGATTTTCTTCTCACGGGTCGCAGCCCCAGCCGCGAATAATCAGCGCAGCACGCCGACTCCTTCCGTTTCCGTCACAATCCGCGCCACAGCATCCGCCCAGGCCTCCAGGGCTTCGGCCATTTCCTCGTAATAGAGGTGGTGGTCATAGTCCTTGCCCGATCCGCGCTTGGGGGCATGGTCCAGCAGCAAATCGCGCACGTCGGATGACACCTTGAGGCCCGCCATGCGGGTTTCGACGGTGTGCCGGCAGGCGTGAAAGATGAAGTCCTGGATGCCGGAACGCGCCCGTATCTCGTCGATCAGGGGCGAGCCGGCGTCCAGGTGGCTGGCCTTGTGGCGCCCTGGGAAGTAATAGGGGTTGTCCTCACGCGCCGGCAGGCCGGCGAGGATGCGCTGCGCCAGGCCGGGCAGGGGGATGGCATGGGCACGCTTGTTGCCCTTCTTGCGGCGTGCGTCCCGGGGCGGCGTCCAGAGCCAGGTTTCGTCCACCTCGTCGCGGCGCATGGCAGACACCTTGCCGCGACGTTTCCCGGTCAACAGCAGCAGCTTGAGGAAGGCGCCCGCTGCTCGGCCTGTGGGCATCCTGGGATCGGCCGCCATTTCGTTGGCGGTGCGCCACAGCGCGCGGATCTCGTCGTCGGTGAACACCCGGTCGCGCGATTCCTCGCCGTCCCAGGGCCGGCGCAGGCCCAGCATGGGAGAGGCGGGCACCTTCTCGATGCCGGGCTCCGCACACCATGAGAAGAAGGTCTGCAGGTAAGAAAAGGTCCGGTTGGCGAGATAGGGGCGGGGCTTCAGCTTCTTCTCGGGGTCGCCGTCGCGTATCTGTTCCAGTCGCTTCCTGATATCGGCCGCCGTGATCTCCTGCAGGGTGCGTTTCTTCCAGGGCTTGCCTTCGGCCAGCAGGGTGCGCCTCACCTCGTCGGCGGTCGCATTGCCCTTGCGGCCCTTCTGCTCGCGCGTGATATAGTCCTCGACGGCCTGGGGGAAGGTCTCGCCCGCCGGTGCGCTGCGCGTGGTCTGACGCGCGGCTGCAGGATCTTCGCCCCGGCGCACCTTTTCCAGCATGTCCCTGGCGATCTCGCGGGCGCGATCCGGCACCATCTCGTCACAGCGCGCGATCTTCACGCGCCGTTCCTTGTTGGCATTGTTCCTATAGTACAGGTGGTAGGTCTTGGCGCCGCCGGGCCAGACGCGGACGTGGAAGCCGCGCAGGGTCTCGTCGCGCAGCTCGATCAAGCGGTCGCCTGGTTTGGTGCCCTCGATGAGGGTCTTTGTCAGTCGTGGCAT